GACGGCGAAAGTCCTCGTCGGCCGTCGGGTCACGGCCTGCGACTCGTCGAGCGTCACCCTCGACGGCGGCGACGTGATCAAGACGACCCGCGTGATCCGGGCGACGGGCCTCGGCGAGCCGATCGTCCCGGCGGCCTGCGACGGGGTGCGAATGCAGCACTACGAGCAGTTCGTCGCCTCGCTCGACGACCCGTTCCCGCTCCGGGGCCTGACGAGCGTCGCGGTCGTCGGGGCCGGGGACTCGGGCAAGACGGCGGTCGAGGCCCTGATCGGTCAGGGTCCGGCGATGGGCTGGACGGCGACGAGCCTCGACTACGTGGCGAAGATCGACTGGTACGGGGTGCCCGAATCCTGCCTCGGGGCGGGCAACTGGGAAAGCTCGAACCGCTCGCGCTACAAAGGGATCGGCCGCGAGCTACCCCGCAACGGCAACGGCGCGGGCCGGATCAACCCGATCTCGCGGCGGGCCTCGGCCCCGGCGGTCGGCTACGACGGGGCCTACGTCGATGGCGCTCGCTACGACCGCGTCATCTGGGCGACCGGCTACAAACCCGAGGAAGGGATCGCCGAGCTACCGACCTACGAGGTCGGCGGCCGGGGGGTCGCCCGGATGCGCGAGTCGGGGGTCCTCTACGTCGGCCCGGCGGCGCAACTCGCACCGGCGAACGAGCAGAACCTCGTCGCCGCCGAAGCGGTCCCCGAGAACACGGCGGCGGTCTTCCGCTACGCCGACCGGACGGCGGCGCTGGCGATGCACCTGCCCTCGCTTGATCTCCCGAGGGCGAAGCCGAGGCCGCGCCGGACCGAGGCCGCGATCCGCAACGACTTCCCGTTCTGAGGAACGGGGGGGATCAATCACTACCGCCAACCCGCCGGGGCAAGAGGGAACGCCCCGGCGGGGCGGCGGGGTCCCGGTGGCGAAGATCGTCGGGCTGCGGCAGGAACTCGCCCGCCACGACGGCGTCTGCCGGTTCAAGAACGGGGCGATCGTCGAACGCCTCAAGGGAGGCGACTACAAGGTCGTAGGCGTCCATCGGTCGGTGATCGTGACCGGCAGCATCGAACGGGCCTACATCGTCGCTATGGGCCTCTCAGGGCGTCAGACGAAGGCCAAGATCAAGGCCACCGGTGACGGCTCGAAGTTCGGCGACGAGGCACCCTTCTAGTTGCCGGTCGGCAACCGGACCTGCTACTCTTCCCGAAGTGATTGATCCACGAGAGAAGGGAAGCAGCATGAACGTCCGCACGATGACCGCTCACCGGCTGATGCTGGCGGTGCGGTCCCGCAACGTGAAGCTCGCCGCCGAAGCGGCCGCCGAGCTTCGCCGTCGTAAGACGTTGGCCCGATGACCGGCGCGATGATCAAGACCGAGGGGCCGAGGCCCGCGAGCCGGACCGACCGGCGGCGGATCAAGGCCGACATTCGGAACGAACTCGGCACGAGCCGCGATCCGGCCCCGCACGTCTCCCGCGTGATCCGGGCCGCTCGCAAGCTCGACGACCTGCTCCGGCTGACGACGAATGGCCGGTACCGGATCGTGATCGAGGTCCGCGAAGGCGACGACTACCGGGCTGCCGGTGTCGCCGACTTCGAGACGACGAAGGATCGGTGGGCCGAGTGAAGTTCACGGCCCGGCAAGGGTTCGATGGCGGCTGGCGGATCGGGGTCGAATGGCCCCGGTCCCGCCACCGCTACGGCGGCTGCTCGCTGCTGCCCCACGTCTTCGAGACGAAGGCCGAAGCCGAGGCCGTCGCCGACGATATGAACGAGCGGCGCGGCGGCGACCCCGATCCCCGCTGACGAGAGGCCGGTCCCCGGATCGGGTCGGTAGGACCGGCTTCGGACTCGACTCGGGATGCTCGGGAGGCGCTTCGAGCCGAGGCGTCATCGTCACCGCCGCCCGACGATCCTGTCAGAACCGCCGGACGGCTCACGACCCTCACTAGGCAACGGGGGGGAAGGCCCGGCTATATGCCGTGTCGCCCGGCCCCGGCGAGGACCGCCCAGCGCAGGCGGTCTTCGCGTATCTGGGACCGGGCATCGGCGCAGGACTGCCGAGGCTCTTGCCTCTACCCGATCCCCTCAACGACGAACGCCGCGCAAGCAGTAGGCGCGGCGTCCGAGCGGTCCGCGATGATGCGGACGGTGACTGATCCGCAACCGATTCTACCGAGGAAGGGATAGAGCGTATGGAGTCTGGAACGTTGGACCCGCCCGTCGCCGATCATCCGGGCGAGGCTGCCGACGAGCAACCCGAGATCATTCCGCACGTCGAGGTCGAGGGCCTCGGCCAGCAGTTGACGCTCGACTGCGGGGGGTCGCCGGTGAACGCGGCGACGGTGAAGCTGATCGGCGGCTCGATCCGGGTCCCGGTCGGCCAGTACGACAAGGGTCAGGTGATCAACCTGGCCGTCCGCGTCCGATGCGACGAGGTTCACTTCGTCGATAAGCACGACCCGAAGACCGGCGAGGTCGTCGAAGTCGAGCGCCGCCACCTGCTTCGGCCCGTCTGGGTCGAGCGGGTCGATCAGTAGTTCGCGGAAAGAGCGGGAACGACAAACGCCGGGGTGGCGACCCCGGCGTTAGTCTGGAACTTGACGAATAGTTCTATGGCGAAGGCTACCGAAACAAGCGGCGGAACCGGCCCGGATGATCTTCGAGGTCGGCTCAAGGACATGGGCAAAGCGCACGAGCGCGAGGCCACGCGCCGCCGATCCGAACTTGAGCAGCGGCTCGCTATCGGGCCGATGCAGCCGGTCAAGAATGACGCCGACGAGCGCGTCGTCGAAGCCGGGGAAGACGACGAAGACCTCGTCGCCGCCGACCCGCGCTGACCGATGACATGTCGCGCACTAGGGCCGGTCGCTCGCCCGTTAGAGGGGCCGGTCAAGCGACGCACGATCTTGAAGGGGCCTGGCGGCGGATGGGCCTGCGCGTCTGGGAGTGAGGGCCGAGCATTTTGAGCGGAGGGCACCTATCAGGGGGGCGTGCGGGCTTGACCCGAAACCGCTCCGATCGGCGAGGCGACTCTCGCCGAGCCGTCGCCACCGCGAGCGGGCGGGGTAGGGCGTGAGTCTCCTAAAACGCGACGATCACCGCACTCGGCTCCGGTTCGCCCGGCGCGAACTCGACCGGCTGGCGCAGGCCGTCGAACGATCCGACGCCGACGAGATCGAGGCCGGGATGCGATTGATCGAGGCCGAAGAGCGGATCGAGGATCAACGGCGGACGATCGAACGGCAACGGATCGTGATCGACGATCAGCAGGGGATCATCGAATCGCTATCGGGGACGGCGGACCTCTCCCGGCTCGGGCAGATCATGCGGGTCTGGGTTTCGAGGGCGGCCTGATGCCCGTCTGCCTCGACTGCGGCGCTCGGACGATCTACGTCGTCAACGCGGCCGGGAAACTGATGCGGTTCGACGCCCTGCCCGACCCCGAAGGCGACTTCGTCCTGATCGACCTCGGCGCTCGCACGCGGTTCCTACAGGCCCGCTACTCGCCGCCCCGCGACGATATTCGCGGCCGCGATGTTCGGCCCCGCTACATACCGCACTCGGCCACCTGCCCGGCCACCGGCGGCTACGGGGCGCAATGGAAACGACGGCAGGCGGCGAAGGCATCGTGAGCGCGTGCCGATCCTGCGGGGCCGAGATCGTCTGGGCCGTCACCGAGAAGGGCAGACGGCAACCGTTCGACGTGAAACCGCACCCCGAAGGCCGCTGGACCCTCGACGAGGCGACCGACGAGGAAGGCCGCCCGGTGAAGCTCGCCCGCTACGTGCCGCTGGCACCGACCGCGTCGCTCTTCGCCGACCCGTTCCCGCGCTTCGTCCCGCATCACGCGACCTGCCCCGACTCCGAGGACTGGCATTGAGCGCCGAGCCTGCACCCCGCCACCTGCGGCCGGTCGATCCGCCGCCGACTGCGGGCCTGCGAGTGATCGGCCCGAGCGGCGAGGTCGTCGGCGAGTTCGAGACGGTCGTGCAGGAACTCAACGACGTTATCGCCGGGCTGACCCGCGACGTGAAGGCCGAGCATCTGCGGTTCGAGAACCTCAAGCGCGACAAAGCCGCCGAGGCCCGGCGGCACCCACTCTTCGACCGCGTCCGGGCGCTCTTCTACGAGTGGCGGGCGGCGACCGGGCACCCGCGCTCGGCCTTCACCGCCGATCGGTTCTGGGCGGCGCTGCCGTTCCTCGAAAACGATCAGTACGGCGAGGACATGATCCGGCGGGCGATAGCAGGGGCCGCGTTCGACCCCTACAGTACGACCCGGAAGAACGGATCGACGAAACGCTACGACTCTTGGAGTGGGTACCCGTCGTCGATCTTCGCGTCGGCCGACAAGTTCGAGGATTTCTGCAACCGCGCACCGATACCGAAGGATGGCGACCCAGCAGCAGGAAGCACTACGCAAAGCGAACCGCGTCAGGGCGGCGCATCACGCCCTGCGGGAAGAGCTACGAGCCGGGCTGGGGATCAGGGCAGCGTTCAAGGACGAGCGGGCGGCGAGGATGCCGGTCGGGACGCTCGTGCAGGCGATGCCGCAATGGGGGCCGACTCGTACTCGCCTACTCTTTTCCCGCGCCGGGATTCAGATGGGGATTCGGGTCGAACGGCTGACCGACCGGCAACGGGCGCTGCTGATCCTCGGGGTCGAGCAAGTTGACGGTCGGCAACGCGATCAGGTATCCTCGTAGGCGTGAAGAAACTGATCCGCCCCGGCACGCTGGTAAGCCGCCGGGGCATCGCATCGCTACTGGACGTAAGCAAGCAGGCCGTCTTCAAGATCGAGGACCGGCCCGGTTTCCCGCGTCCGATCGACGTACTCGACGACGACGATCGGAAACCCGTCTGGCGACGTGCCGACGTGATCCGCTACCGGGAAACCCGGCGTGACTGAGCGGCGTGATCTCGCTGACCGACCGATCCCGTTGCAACTGACGATCGCCGAGGCCCATATCGCCGCCGTCACCGTCAACCGCTTCGCCCGCGAACTCGCCGAGCAAGGCAAGGGCGAGACGATCCTCGCCGGTACCCTGCGGCGGATCGGCGAGCAGGTCGAGCGGCAGGCGAGCGCCGGGGTGATGGCCCTCGACGAGGCCGAGCGGGCCGCCGCGCTCGAAGAGGTCCTGACCCTCGCCGACGCCCTCGGGTTGCCGGATGCCTAGAACGTGGGCGCATATGGGGCGGGCGGCCGTCACCGGCGAACTCGATCAGCGCCGGGCGCTCCGGCCCCGCCCCCCGGCGTCCTGGCTTCGCCCCTGGCCCCTGCCCTGGCGGTTCCCGAGCTTCGGCAACGGCTACCGCCACCGACCCTTCGACTACGCGATCGACTGACCCAAAAATCAACGGAAGGAAGCAGATATGCAGCAGGTTCAAGTAGGCGACCGCATCCGGCACAAGCAGACCGGCGAGGTCGTCACCGTGACGGCCTACTCGGCGGGTTGCGGCAACGTGTACGTCGGCGAGCGCCAGCAGGAAATCTCGCCCTCGCAGTTCGAGCCGGTCCCCCACGATGCGCCGACCCAGCAGCCGCCGGGGACGCCGATCACGATCACGGACCCGACGCCGTCCGAGCCGACGCCGGTCGCCGTCAACGGCCACGCGAACGGCAACGGCCACGCGAACGGCAACGGCCGCCGTCCTCACGGCATCCCCGCCCTGCGGACGTTCAAGGGCCGGGTCCGCGAGAAACTAGGCGTCTGAGCGCGAAGACGAAAGCCGAGATCGAGGCCGAGCGGCGTGAAGTCCTGCGGCACGCCCGGATTCGGAACTACCGGATCAAGCGGGCGGCGGGCTGGCGCTGCTCGGTCTGCGATCGGGACCGGCGCAAGCAAGGGATTTCGGGGCACCCGTTCCACGACGTTACGGTCGTCGTGCGAACGGGGCCGGGCGAGTCCGACGACGATTTCGACGTGCGCTGCAAGAGCCATATCGGCGACTACGTCCTCGCCGCCGGGCAACTGGCGGCGGACATGGAGGCAGACGACGATGCCGGTGACAAGCAAGGGTGACGAGGAAGCGATCGTCAAGGTCCTGCACCGGGGCCAACATGCGGTCGTCGAGATCATGCAGGCCTCGGGCCTCTCCTACGCTCGGACGATCTCGGGCCTGACCCGGCTGATCGCCTCGGAGAATGTCGAACTCGTGCGGGGGTCGCCACCGCGCTACGCGCTCAAGCAAACCGACCTGCTCGGGGGGTCGGACCCGAGCGTAGCCTCGGGGTCGTGACCGGCGATCTACACGCGCAGATCATCCGGCTCAGTCGCGGCACCCGAATCGAGCGCGAGGGGGCGAAGGTCGCCGAGCGGACGTTCCTCTACGCGGCCGAGGCCGGGCCGCACCGGATCGCCGCCGATCACGGCGCATCGGTCGATGCCAGCCTGCCCGAGGTTGCCCACCGCTTCGCCCTTGACACCGTTCCGAGGCCGTTCGTCGATCTCGCGGCGACGGCGGCCGAGGCTGGCTTCAACGAGTACCTCGCGGTCGAACGAAAGCTCGCCGCCGTGACCTTCGAGGGGGTGCGCGAGATATGCGCCGAGCATGGACCCTGGCCGTTCTGGGACGGTGAGCCGACCGCTCGCGCCATCGCCGAAGCGATCGCCGACCAGAACCCCGACCTCGACCGGCTGACCGTGATCACCGGCGCGATCGAGGGCTTCGACGAACACCTTGAACGGCTGGCGGCGTCGCTAGAGGGGTAGGACGAATGCGAACTCGTCGGGCGATGCAGCGGGCACCGAAGCCGCCGACGAGGACGCCCGAACACCGGCACGAGTTCGATGCCCGGACCCAGTTCTGCGAAGTCTGCGGACTGAGCGCCGAGGCGATCATCGGCCTCTCGATCAACGAGTGCCCCGGCCACCTGGCCCCGGCACGACGAGCGCGGCTCGAATACCGTGTAGGCCGATGACCGAACGGAACCGCTCGAACGCCTCGATCCCCGCCGCCGACGAGTTGGCACGCCGGGACCGAGCGCGAGCCGAGGGGGCCGAGCAGGAAGTCGCAAATCAGACGCCGGTCGATCCCCGCGATCAGACGGACGCCTACCTGCGAAAGCTCGAACGGACCGAGCATTGGAAACCGATCCGCGAGGCGGCCGGGTCCGAGCAATAGCCAACGGAAGGGAGTCACGATGAACCTCGAACACGCCTTCGAGCCGGGGATCGCATTCAGCGCCGAGGGGGCGCGAGTCGGCCTCGTCATCTGCAAGCAATGCGGAGCGGCGATCCTGATCGACCCGCGCCAGCAGGACTACCGGCGGCGGCACCTTGAAGCGCACGAACGCAACGACCGGCGGCCCGGCGGGCGGCCGAAGAAAGCCGAGGCCGAGGCCAAAGCCGACGATTCTGCCGGGGTCGAACCCGAGGTCGGCGAACCGGCCTAGCCAACCGCCGCGCTCGGCGCTAGGATGCCGAGCGGAAACAAAATGACCCCCGCACCGCCACCAACGGCCGGGGGTCGGAAGACCTACATAGGAGGTCAACGATGGGAAACGGTACGGCAGGAAACGGGCGAAAAGGCTCCGCGCCGAAGGTCCGCATCGCGCAGGTCACGCCGAAGAAAGCCGCCGAGTTGCTCCGGCGCAACTCCGAGAATCGCTCGCAACGCGATAGCAAGGTCGCGGCCTACGCCGCCGAAATGGACGCCGGGCGCTGGGACCTTAGCTGGGACGCGATCGCCATCGACGACGAGGGCACGCTCCGCAACGGGCAGCACCGGCTCGCCGCCGTCCTGCGGTCCGGGCGGACGGTCCCGTTCCTGATCGTCGAGGGCGTCCCGGCGGTCGCCAGCGACGTAGGGGATCGGGGCATCTACCGGACGATCGCCGACATTTTCTACCTGCACGAGGTCCCGAACGCGAAGTCGATCGCGGCGATGGCCCGCTCGATATGGATTCTTGAGACGCGGGGCATCCTCGCCGGGGGGATGGGCGCTCAGACCCGGCAGTTCACCTACCGCGAGGCCGCCGACGTTCTCGATCGCCATCCGGGGATGCAGGATCACACTCACGCCCTACAGGTCCCGGCGCTGACCCCGTCGCAGTCCTGCACCCTCTCCTACGTCCTCAACTACATCGACAACGACGACGCTCGGGCCTTCCTCGCCGTCTTGACGACCGGCACCGACGACGAGGCCGCGCCAGCTACGGGCGATCCCCGGCTCGTCGTACGCGATCGGCTCTTGCGCTCGATCGCCTCGAAGAATCGTCGGGATGACCTCTCGCTGAAAGAGGCGATGCAGATCATCATCCTGGCCTGGAACGCCTGGCGGGCGGGCGAGACGCCGACCCGGTTCAACTGGCGGGCGGGCGGGTCCTCGCCGAGCAAGGTGCCGCTGATCGACGGTTGGCCCTACACCGACGAGGCGCTCTCGGTACTGGGCGTCTTGCAGGCCCCGGCCTAGTTGCCGATCAGCAACCGAGTCTGCTAACCTACGGGGCGTGATTGATCCTACGACCCCGAGGGGGAACGACATGAATCAGCAGCCGACGAGTCCGTTCGTCATCTACACGCCCGACGATATTCCGATGGCCTTCCCGGCCGAGACGACCTACGAGCAGATGCTCGACGCGCTCAAGGGTCATAGCGAACTGACCGAGGGCCGCTACCGGCTCTGCCGCGAGGAAACCGAAACGGTCCTGCTGGCGATCGCCCAGAACGGCATCGTCACCGACCTCGTCCGCGAGGGTGAGGAAGAACGGCGCTTCGAGCGCGGCGACGACAACGGAATGACCGAGGCCCTGCGAGCCAGTCAGGGCCATCCCTACGTCCGGCTCACGAGCCGCGAAAACGACTCGCGGCCCTGGCAGGTCCGGCGCAACCGGCCCGACCAGACGTTCGAGGTTCTGAGCGATCACGCGACCGAGGACGAGGCGAAGGCCGCCGCCGCGCAGGCCCCGAGCTACCCGGCGAAGGCCGAGACGATCACGATCGAGATCGAGTACACCGGCGAGCGCGAGGAAGTCCTCGCCTCGCTCTTCGAGACGCTCGCCAGCGCCGCCGAAGACGGCAAGGTCGCCAAGCCGGGCCATCGGCAGTCGATCGCGCTCAACCGCGAAGACGACGAGGGCGACGAAGCGCCGATCGGCGAGGTCCTAGTCGTCACCCGCTAAGAGCCAGACCGAATCACCGCACCGCAACCCGAGGGCCGCCCACCGAGGCGGCCTTCGTGTATCTAGGCCCCGCCCCGCAGGGCGTTGAGCAGGACGATGATCAGATAGACGACGAGGACGATGACGACGATCGTGATCAGCAGGCCGACGATGCCGTAGGCGGCGACGGGGATCATGGCCCCCAACCTACCCGGCCCGGCGGCGTACAATGCCCGAGTGGCTGATCGGAAACTGAAACGCTGCTCGCGTTGCGGCAGACGGAAACCGCTCGACGAGTTCGGGCCTCACCGGTATCGCCCAGACGGTCGGCGAGATCGGTGTCGAGACTGCAACAACGAGGCGGCCCGCGAGGCCTACGGCGCACCGGCGAGCGGGACGGTCGCCTGCCGAATCTGCGGGGCGGCCCTGCATGTCGTCGCCGGTCGGCACCTTGAACTTCGCCACGGCGTCACGGCGGCCGAGTACCGAGGCCGCTATCCCGACGCCCCGCTTTCCAGCGATCACTACCGAGGCCTGCAACGTGACCTATCCGCAGACGGGGGAGGCATTGCGGTTCCGGTCTGGACGAAGAGGGCGATCATCGCGGCCCTACGGGACGCTACGAGGCGAAGGGGTGAGCCGCCCAGCGCTCGGAACTGGGAGAAGCATCGCCCGCCCGCTCGAACGGTGACGCGAGTCTTCGGCACCTGGAACGCGGCGCTCGAAGCGGCCGGTCTGCCGACCCGCGCACCGAGCGCGAATCTCGCCGACCTCAACCGGCCGGGGGTGAAACGCCGCCGTAGGATCAAGGCGTGACCGCCGAGCCGACCGAGACGCGAAAAAAAGACGCCTGGCACGATCGGTTTCTCAAGGTCTTCGAGGACTCCGGCATCGTCACCGAGGCAGCGAAGGCGGCCGGGGTGTCGAAGGCGACGGTGTACCGACACCGGGCCGAGGACGAAGACTTCGCCGCCCGCTGGGCCGAGGTCGAAGAGTGGTCAACCGAGGAACTTGAGCAGGTCGCCTACAAGCGGGCACGCGACGGCGACACGACGCTCGTGATCTTCCTGCTCAAGGCTCGGCGGCCGGAGGTCTATCGAGAATCGCAGTACGTCGAACACGGCGGGACGGTGACGCACTCGCACGAGCAAGGGATCAACGATGCCCTCGACTCCGCACTCGGGGAAGTCGATCGGCTTGCCTCGCAACTGGCGGACGTGGCCGGTAACGGATCGTCTGCGGCTGCTGGGCAGGCTTGAAGGCGATCGCTGGCGGCGCGGCGCTAACCCCGGCCAGACGCCGCCCTCGGGCCGCTGGCGGCGCGTCTGGTTCGTGCAGGGGGCGCGAGGCTCGGGCAAGACGCGCACCGGCGCAGAGACGCTCGCCGAGCTTGTCCTGACCAACCCGCCGGGCGACTGGGCCGTCGTCGGCCCGACCTACGGCGACGCCCGCGACACGATGGTCGAGCATCGCCGCTCGGGTCTGCTCAAAGTCCTCGGGCCTGCCGTCCTCAACTGGAACCGCTCGATCGGCGAGCTTCACGTCTCGAACGGCGCGACGATATTCGCGGACGGTGCGAACGAAGGCGGCGAGCGGATTCAGGGGAAAGAACTCAAGGGGGCGTGGTGCGACGAGGTCGGGCTATGGCGCGGGGTCAAGCTCGGCAAGCAGGGCGAACCGACCGGCGGGGTCAAAGCCTGGATCGAGTCGATCGAGTTCGCGGTCCGCGAGGCCCCGGCGCTGATCATCGCCACCGGCACGCCGAAGGGGCGCAAAGGCGTCGTGGCGATCCTGCTCGAAGAACCGGCGGGCCGGGTCTGCTTCACGCATCCGACGCTCGAAGCGAACCGCGCCAACCTTGAGCCTGCCGTCGTCGAGGACTGGGAACGGCGCTGGGGCGGGACGCGGCTCGGACTGCAAGAGCTAGGCGGGGTGATCCTCGAAGACGTGGCCGGTGCCCTATGGACGCTCGACCTGATCGAGCGCAACCGGGTCGAGGCCGACCCCGAGCGGATCGAGCGCCGGGTCGTGGTGGCGATCGACCCCGCCGGTTCGGTCGAAGGCGACGAGACGGGGATAGTTGCCGCGTCAACCGATCACACCGGCGAGGGCTACGTCCTGGCCGACCGTTCCGGCAACTACACCCCGACCGGCTGGGCGACGGCGGCGATCGAGTTGTACCGCGAACTCGGGGCTGACCGGATCGTCGGCGAGCGCAACTTCGGCGGCGACATGGTCGAGTCGGTCCTGCGGCAGGTCGATCCGAACGTGCCCTACAAATCGGTCTGGGCGAGCCGGGGCAAGCAGGTCCGGGCCGAGCCGGTGGCCGCTCTCTACGAGAAGGGCAGGGTCCATCACGTCGGCGCGTTCGCCGAGCTTGAGTCCGAGTTGACGACCTACGTGCCCGGCACCGGCGAAGCCTCGCCGAATCGGCTCGACGCCCTCGTTTGGAGTTTCACCGACCTGCTGATCGACGCCGCCGTCCGCCCCGTCGTGATCAGCCAGCCGGGGACCGGGATCACGTCCGACCTGCTCGACCGCGAGCTTTGAGGCCTGCGGCGATCCTGCTGCTCGGGGCGCTCGTCCTCGCCCTGCTCGGGTTCCGCTTCGCGGCGCTGCTCTTCCTCGTCCTCGCCCTGCTCGTCCTGGCGGCCAACGTGGGGGGTCCTCGCCCTGGCTAGGTTCGGCGGGCGGGCGGCGGTCCCTTCCGTCCGTCGCTCGCACCTATGACCGACGACGACCGGATCGAGTTCGCGGCGAAGATCGCCGAGCGGGCGATACGGGGGGTCGCGGCGACGTTCTCGGAGGCCGATCCCGACGCCGAGTTCACCTGCGCCGAGATAACTCGGATGCTTTACGAGGTCGCGGCGACCGTCCGCTCGGAGATCGAACAGGGGGGCCGACGCGCTAGCTAGGCTCGTCTCGTGCCCGGCGAAACTACTCGGCTCAAACTCCCGTACCCCGTCGATGCCGACGCGCCGAACGCCCCGGCGCAGATCAAAGCGCTCGACGAACTGGTCGAGAAGTTCCTCCTACGAGGGGGCCAGCTACTACAGAAACAGAACACCGGTGAACAGGCGATCTCGACCGGCGCGGGCACCTATCAAGAAACCGCCGACAAGCTCGGCAAACTCAAAGTCCTCGCGGGCGGCCTGATCTTCGTCCACTACGAAGCGCTTTGGAAAGAGTCGGCGCTCGACGCCGGGCGGGCGGCGATATTCATCGGCGCGAATCAACTGAAAGCGGCGGTCACGGCGGCCGCCGGGGGCGCACCGCAGAACATCGGCGCGGCGATCCCCGCTGGCACCGCCGGGAAATGGACGCCGTTGATCACCGACCCCGCGACCGGGCTGATCGGCATGTACGCCGGGTCCGGCGATCAGACGACCGTCACTACCGGGATGGCGAGCGGGGTCCATCAGCAGCCGGTCGGCCGGGCGGCGGGCGAACGGTTCGCGTTCAGCGTCGGCAACGAACGCGGCAAAGCCGACGAAGCGGGCCGAGGCGGCGTCCTTTGCATCCGGGGCCTGGCCGAAGGCGAATACGAAATCGGGGTCCGGCTGATGATCAAGGAAGCCGGGCAGACGGTGACGATCAAGGAACGGCGGCTCACGGCCTGGACCCGCGAGTCTGCGCCGTAAGCCGATGGCCGACACCGCCAAAGCACCGAGCGGCGAGCAGGCCCCGACCCGCGAGGTCGGCGCACCGGCGGACATTGGCACGCCGATCGCGGGCCTCGGCTCGGTCCTGCCGTGGTCAACGTTCATCGACGAGCGCGAGACGGCCCCCGATCTCACCTGGCCGAAATCGTCGGACACCTACCGCCGGATGCAGGCCGACGCGCAGGTCAAAGGGCTGCTGCTGGCGACGACGTTGCCGATCCGCCGCTACCGCTGGGAACTCGACCCGAACGGGGCCAAAGCCTCGGTCACGAAACACGTCGCGGCCTCGCTCAACCTGCCGATCCGGGGCGAAGACCAGACGACGATCCGCCAGCGGGGCCGGTTCAATCACGACCGCCACCTGGCCCACGCGCTACAGGCCCTCGGCTACGGCCACTACTACTTCGAGCAGGTGTACGAGATCGGCGACGACGGCCTCGTCCACCTGAAAAAGCTCGGCACCCGCCCGCCCCGGACGATCTCGAACTTCGTCCTCGAAGACAACGGGGCGCTCCGGGCGATCCAGCAGCAGGTCCTCGGTGCCCCGTCGAGCAACGGCAACGGCTCGGCGCTCGGGGTCGAGACGCTGACCGGCCGGACGCTGGGGATCGAGCGGCTGCTCGGCTACATCTGGGAACCCGAGGACGACGCCGACTGGGTCGGCCGGTCGATGCTCCGATCCTGTCATCCGAACTGGGCGATCAAGGACCGGCTACTGCGGCTCGACGCGACCAAGCACGAGCGAAACAGCATGGGTATCCCCTGGTTCGAGGTCGAAGACGGCAACGACAAACAGGTCCAAGAGCTAGCGAAAATCGCCGCCGAAATCAGGGCCGGGGAATACGTCGGCGGGGCCGGTCAGGGCCGTCTCAGAATCGCCGGGGTCGAAGGCATCCTGCCCGACACGATCGGCTCGGTCCGCTATCACGACGAGCAGATGAGCAAGGCGTTCCTGCTCTTGTTCTTCAACCTCGGCACGACCGAGACGGGGTCGCGGGCACTCGGCTCGGAGTTCATCGACTGGTACTCGCAGGCCCAGACGGCGATCGCAGACTGGTACGCGGCGACGACGCAGGCCTACCAGATCGAAGACGAAGTCGAACTCAACTGGGGGCCGGACGAGACGCCGCCCCGGCTGACCTACACCCGCGTCGAGGACGCCGCCCTCTCGATCGCCGATCTCAAAACCGCCGTCGAATCGGGGCTGATCGCGGCGACCCCCGAGCTTCGAGTCCTGCTCGCCGACCGGTTCGGCGTGCCGAGGCCGCCCGAGCCGGAGGACGAAACGCCTGCCCCGCCCTCCGGTGAACCGGGCGGTGATAGTGCCGAAGGTGAACCTGCCCCGGAAGGCGAAGGCGAAGCAGCGGTGCCGCCGCCGCTCGATCCCAACGCCGAAGGGGTGCCGGTCCGCGAACACGAACGATCGCCGCCGACCGCACCCCCAAAAGTGCAAGCCGCGACGGCTCAGTCCGCCGGGAGGTCGCGGCGCGGATAACCGAGGCGGCGGGCCAGCGGCGGACCTGGCCGCAGTTGGCACGCGCCATTGGCACCGACCCGAAAAACGGGACTGCACGCCGCGCTCGGGACGAACTGCTCGACGCCGGGGTCCTGCATCGGCACCCTGACGGCACCCTCGCCCTGACCGCCGGGCATCAACTGCCGAACCGCGAACTCCGGCGTGAGCTACTCGATCACGAGGTCGCCTCGGGGGCTGACTTCGCCGACATGGAGCAGGTCTATCAGCGCCAGCGGGCGTCGCTGCTGGCCGACTACAAACGCGCTCAACTCGACCAGATCGAGGAAGCGGTCGAGGCCACCGAAGCCGCCGCCGGGAACGCCGTCAACCTGGCCCGGATCACGGTCCAGCCGGTCGAACCGCTGCTCGTCGCCGGGCACCTACAGGACGCGGCCGCCGCCGGTGCGACCTCGGCCCGGTCGGAGTTCGTATCGCAGATCGGCGATATCGAGCCGGTGCAGGTCGATCCGAGCGCCGTCAACGAACAGGCCAACGAGCGGGCCGGGGCCGTCGTCGTCAACCTGGCGAACGGCCTCTCGACCGCCGCCGCAAAAAAAGCCGCCGCCGTCTCGACCCTCGAAGCGACCGCCGCCGGTCAGGCCGTCCGTTCCTACCTGCTCGAACTCTCCGACGCCGAGCTTGAACTGCAACTCGGGGGGGCGACGATGCAGGCCTACAACGCCGGGCGTAAGGCGTTCATGCGGGCGCAGGAAGAACCGCCGGTCGAGCCGATCATCGCCCGCGCCGACCCCGGCGGGGCGGTGAGGATGGCGATCTACGCGAGCGAGGTCATGGACGAAAACACCTGCGGCCCCTGCGCGGATATTGACGGAACCGAATACGACACCCTGGCCGAAGCCGAAGAGGACTATCCGACCGGGGGCTACGTCGAATGCGAAGGCGGCCTGCGGTGCCGGGGCACCCTCGTCGCCGTGTACGGCCGGGCGGGGGCACCGCCACCGGCGCAACCGCCGGTCCCGATCCCCGAGCCGCCAGTCCCGGCCGGGCCGACCGCGAGCGCCGCCGAAGTGGCGAAAGACGCCGTCGCCGGTCACGTCCGGCGCTGGGAGGAAATGACCCGCTCGATCCGCCCGAGCGATCGGATACACGGCGAGTTCGGCCTCAAATACGCGAAGCCGGGGGCCGAACAGGCCCTAGAGGATATGGACAAGCTGCTCGCCTTCCCCGCCGACGAGGGCGTCGTCGCGCTTGAGGATGCGCCGCCGCTCGGTCAGGCAAAAGGGGCGGTCGCCGCGCTCGGGGCTGGCAACGAGACGCGAGCCGCCCGCCTCTACTACGACGTGGCGGCGAACGAAGCGCTCGCCGACGCGGCCTACTGGCGGACGGCGACCAGTCACGAGCTAGGCCACCGGCTCGACAATCTGCTCGCCCTCAAGCACCCGACGATCCGGCCCTCGGGCGAGGTCTTCCTGACCGAGTGGAGTGACCCGGCGAAGATCGCGCAGGCCTCGCCGGAGTTGGCCGACCTGATGGCCGAGGTCGGCAACTCGGCCCCGATCCGGTTCCTCTCCCAGCCGAAGGTGATCAATGAGGGCTGGTCGGCGGTCTGGTCGCAGGGCTACCGCAACTACCTGCTCGAAGGCTCCGAGCAGTTCGCCCGCGTCTTCGAGCATTTCATCGCCCGCGAGCTAGGCCTCGAACGGGTCCGCGCCGTACACCGCAATCACAAACCCGGCATGTACAACTGGACCGACGAGGAATGGGCACCGATCCGTGAGAAAATGGTCGCGCTCTTGAAGGCGAATGGCATCTGGAAAGGCGAGTGATGGAAACCGCCGAGATCGAAAAACTGGCCGAGGAAGCGCGGGCCTTGAAAGACCCGATCGACGTTCAACTGTTCACCCAAAAGCTGATCGAGCAGTACGGGTATTCGCCGATGGACGCGAGCCTCTTCGTCGCTTTCGAGCGGACCGAGCGCGACGGCTCGACGACCGCCCCGTTGTAGGGGGTCGCCCGATCGGGTAGAAGGGCGGGCATGGAGATCAGAAACGAGGGCGGCGTAACCGTCATCGACGAAGGCGACGAACGGGTCCAGCTTGAGTCCGGGCAGTCGGTCGAGGTCAAGATCGGCAAATCGGGGGCGAAGCTCGGCGACGTGCAGGGTGAGGCGTCGGGCCGAGCGTTCGATCACGACCGGCCGCAGGTAGGCCCCGAGTCGATCGCCGAGGCCGAAGCAACCGGCACCGAGGAAGAGGCCGAGGCCGAGTCGAAGTAGGGGGTCACGCGCCTCGGTAGAACCGGGGGCGTGCCCGAGTACCTGACGATTCCCAACGTCGAGATCGCCTCGGCCGGGATGGAGTGGCCGACCGCCAACGGCCCGATCACGATCCGGCTCGAACACCTTGAAGACGCGGTGACGGCGGCGAACGAAGACCCCCACGTCCAGCCGCCCCGGCTCAAGATCGGCCATACCGACCCCCGCTTCAACTCCGAGGATCGCAACGATCACGATCCCTTCGAGGCCGAGTTCGACGGTGAGCCTGCGGTCGGTCAGGTCCGCAACCTGCGGCTCGTCAACGACGGCGCGGTCCTCGTCGGCGACTACGTCAACGTCCCGGCCTGGCTCGCCGAGGCGATGCCCTCGGCCTACCCGAGCCGGTCGATGGAGGGCAGCTACTCGATCGAGGACGGCCCCGCCGGTGAACCGAAGGGGACGTGGGACGTTCGCACTCCCGGCGGCAAGACCTACTCGCTCGTGATCACCGCCGTCTCGCTGCTCGGCGTGGCCCGCCCGGCGATCCTCAACCTTGAGGACCTCGAAGGGTTCCTGACCTCGGGCGAGGGGGTGACGACTTCGGCTACACCGGAGGGCGTGCCACCGATCAAAGCCTCGGCCGACATTGACCGCGTCATCGACCTCTTCTGCGCCGAGTACGCATCCGGCGATCGCTACTGGTGGTGGCCCGCCGGGGTCTGGACCGAACCGAACGAGATCATCGCCGACGATAACGAGGGGAACCTTTGGGCGATCCCGTTCGACTCGAACTCCGAGCAGGAAGTGTCATTCGGCGAGCCGCGTCAGGTGATGCAGACCTTCGAGCCTGCGCCGGAACCGGCGATCGCCCGCTTCGTTGACGGCTACCGCGAGGCCCCGGCCGTTCGCTTCGGACACCGCGCCGAGTCACCCGCCCGGCCGGTCCCGGCGGCGATCTCCGACGCGGCATGGGACGGATCACCGGCGCGGTTCACCGACGAGCAGTACGAAGCCTCGTGCGTGATCGACCGCAAACTCTGCGGCGAAGGCGACCTCGCCCCGAAACAGCGGTGCAGCCTGCCGATAAAAGAGCCGAACGGTGAACTGAATCGCAACGCCGTCCACGCCGCCGCCGGGCGGTTCGGATCGGTGCAGGCCTGCGACGCGGCGAAGAAATCCGGGGCCGCAAAGCTACGTGCGGCCTACAAAGCGCTCGGCGAGGAACCCCCCGACTCGATCACCGCGAAGGGGGGGGTGCGGAGTTCCGCTACAAAATCGGCGATGGACCCGGCAGCCGAACTCCGCAAAGTTCTCGGCCTCGAAGCGAGCGCATCCGACGACGAAGTCAAAGCCGCGCTCGCCGCCCGCGAGGGCGACGAAGAGGGCGAGACGGGTACCGAGGGCAACGGCAACGGCGAGTCCGGTGAGACGCCCGCCGAGGGCACTCCGGCCGAGGGCGAGCAGCCTTCCGAATCCGAGGAAGAAACCGAGACTCCGGCCGAGGGCGAGGGCACCGAGGGCGAGGGGGCGGCCGCGAAAGGCACCGTCACCGTTGACGCCGAGACTTGGCAGCAGACCCGCAACGACGCGAAAGCGGGGGCCGAGGCCCGCCGCGAGCAGGTGAAAGCGGGCCGCGACGCGCTGATCGCCAAAGCGGTCGAGGACGGCAAGTTCGCCCCGGCGCGGGCCGCGCACTACCGCCAGCTTCACGAGTCGGACCCCGAGGGGACCGAGCAGTTGATCAACGACCTTGAGCCGGGCCTCGTGCCGCTCGACGAGCGCGGCTCAAGCCGTGACCCGGCGAACATGTCCGCGACGGCCGTCACCGATCAGGAAATGCAGGACCTCTTCGGCGTCGCCTACCGACCGAGGGAGTCATCGTGATCCGCACCCTTCTACGCGCCGGGTTCGCCCTCGGCCTCGCGGTCCTTATGGCCGAGCAGATCGGCCGCTACAAGCCGGGCGAGAACCTCACGGCCTACGCGAAAACCTCGGTCGAAGCCGGTCGCTTCGTCAAAATCGTCGGCCGAACGGCGGCCGGGAACGTCGAAGTCGAACACGCCGGGGAAAAAGCCGCCCCGTTCACGGTCCTCGGGGTCACCCAGCGGTCGGCCTCGGAAGGCTCGCCCGCGTCCTCGGTCGATCGCCTCGTCGAGGTCATGTCCGGCGGCGGCGTCGCCCGCGTGCAGGCGAAAGAAGAAATCAAAGTCGGCGAAACCGTGATGGCCGCCGCCAACGGTCAGGCGATGAAAGCGGAAGCCGGGAAAGAGCTAGGCGTCGCGCTCTCCACGGCCACAACCGGAAACTACGTCGAGGTCCAGCTAAGGCTCTGATATGCCGCAGAATCCGATCGCACAACCGCTTGGAGGGGCAACCGTATCGGGGACCCTCGTCACCGTTGACAGCTACGTCAACCCGCCGACGAAAATCCCGGCCCGGATCGCCGCCCTCGTCGCCTCGAACATGGGCTACTTCGCCGAGCAGATTCTCTCGACGCCCGGTATCAAAGTGCAGGGCGGGGCGGTCCTCTACGAAATCCTGAAACCGACCGACCTCTTCCTGCCCGCCGATCAGTCGCTCGCCCCTCGTGCCCCCGGTGCCGAGGCCCCGAGGCTCGGTGCGGAACGGGGCGAACCGGCAGTCTCGCGGCCCGAAAGCTGGTCCGGCTCGATCGAGGTCACCGACGAGGCCCGCGCTCGCAACGACGCGATCGCCGTCGCAAATCAGTTCACCCGCGCCGCGAACACGATCGCCAACAACATTCAGACGACCGTGATCACCGCCCTCGCGGCGTTCGTCACCGCCCAGTCGCGGACCGTCAACTCGCCGATCAACTGGACCGAAGCTCACGCCTCGGGGATTCAGGCCTCGGACCCGACCAAACTTCCCTTCGCCGACTTCGCCCGGATCGAAAACAAGTTCATCGCCGACAAAGCCGGGGTCTTCCCCGACACGCTGATCATTCACCCCGACGACTGGCAGACGTTGATCGTCACCTACTCGACGGTCGGCGGCCTGGCCCAGCCGGGCGGCGTCAAAGCGATGCTCGGTGACTTCGGGATCACGAACATCGTCCGCACCGTTCTCGCTACCAAAGGTGCGCCGCTCTTCGTCAAGGCCGGTCAACTCGGGGCCTTGCTCTTCGAGCAGCCGGTCAGCCAAGAGCAGGAACGGGTCGCACGTCGCAAAACCGACGTGTACATCATCGAGGTCCGGCCGGTCGTCGTCCTCAACGAACCCGCCGCCGTCTGGCAGCTAACCGGGATCAACGAATAGCCCGCTGACGGGGGGGTGAGCGGGACCGCGAGACTGGGTCCATGCCCGCCGAACCGCCCGAATGGACCCCGAGCGTCGAGGACGTAGCGGCCCATATCCGGGCGCGGACGAAGAACCCGGCGGGGAAAGAGGTCGGCACCTTCGACGCGACGACCCGGCCGACCGGCGAAGAGGTCGAACGGCTGATCTCGAAAGGCGTCCGGCGCGTGATGACGCAGGTCGGCGACCCCTGCACCGAAGAGCTACGCGAAGACGCCGGGGCGGCGGCGGCCCTCTATACCGCGATGCTGATCGAGCAGTCCTACTTCCCCGAGCAGACGACGGCGACGGGGTCGAGCTTCAACTCGCTGATGAAACTGTGGGAAGGCCAGATCAAAGTCCTCGACGAGGAAGTCGCCCGCGAGTGCGGGGGCGCGGCCGGTGGCGAAGGGGGCGGCGCTGACGGCAAAGCGATCCTCACCCCGGCGGCCTACACCGACCTCCGCGAAGTGATCGGCCCGTCCTCGAAAGAGCTTTGACGGTGCCGTTCTCCGTCGATTTCAAGGCGTTCGGTGAGGACGACGTTGCCTACAAGATGCTCGGCATGGGGGACCGCCTCGACGATGCGAGTCCGGTCCTGCACGCGATCGCCGACATGCTCCGGCTCTCGGAGCTAAAACTGTTCGAGACTGAGGACGCATGGGCACCGCTGAAAGAATCGACGATCGAACGCAAGCGGGCGCTCGGGCAGCCGCTCGACATTCTGAAAGCGACCGAAGCGATGTTCCGATCTCTGACCCGCCACGGCTCCGGCGGCTTCGAGGTCATCACCGACGACACCCTCTACTTCGGGACCTCGGTCGAGTACGCGAAGTTCCACAAGACCGGGACCCGGTTCATGCCGAAGCGCGACCCGCTGCTCGTTGACGAGTCCCTGCGGCGGCGGATCACAAAGGAGGTCCAGCGCTACATGGTCGCCCAAGAGCGGGCGATGTTCGGGGTCCCCGAGTTCGGCGGGATCGCGTGACCAACCGCTTCGGACCGATCCTCGACGCGGCCGACGTTGAGGCCGCCCTGCTCGCCCACCTTGAACTCTGGCTGCCGACCTACATCGCCGAGGTCGTCCGGCAAAAGGACCCGGACGGCGAGCTATGGCCGGACGGGGTCGAGCCGGTGCGGAGCTTCACCGTCGTCCACGCCGCCGAAGAGAAGTGGCCCGAAGACCAAATCCCGATGATTCTCGCCTACTCGCCGGGGCTGACCGAACCGCCCGAGTATCACGGCGACGGCGAGGTCAGCGCCAAATACGCGGTCGGCCTGGCGGCGATCGCCGGGGCCGACACGATGGCGAACACGAAGGCCCTGACGCGGGTCTATGCCTCGGCGGCGAAGGCGGCGATCGTCCAGCACGAAGACCTCGGCGGCTTCGCGCTCGGGACCCGCTGGGTTGACGAGCGCAACTACCCGGTCGTGCAGGGGGTCGATGTTGAGCGAAACCTGATGGCCGTCTCGGCGACCTATGAGATCGAGGCCGCCGCCGTCCTCGATCGGGACGAAGGGCCGCAAGCGCCGAGTACCGAAGAACAGCCGCCGTGGGGCACCGTCAAATCGAGCGAGGTCACGGTCGAGATCGTCGAGGACCTGCCCGGCTAGGGGGGGTGCCGAACCTGCGTAGCCTGGCGCTAGATGCCGCTGCCGGGCCACACCGTACTAATCGGCGAACGAGCCGCCGCCCCGACTTCGGCTGGCTCGACCGCCAACGGGTTTCTAGTCGGGGTCAGCGAACGAGGCCCGACCAACAAAGCGCTCGCGGTCGTCTCGCTGGCCGATTTCGTGGCCCGGTACGGGGGGCGCGTGACCGGGTTCCCGCTGCTCTACGACTGCGTCGATGCGGCCTTCCGCGAGGGGGCCTCGCGCATCTACATCGGCCGGGCGATCGGGGAAGGGGCGAAACAGGCGGCCGCCGAACTCGCCGACACCGGCGGCAAAAAAGTCGTCAAATTGAAAGCCGAGTCGGCCGGTGAATGGGGCAACAAACTCAAAGTCAAAGTCGAAGTCGCGGGCGGCAAAGCGACGATCATCGTCGAACTGAGCGGCGTCGTCGTCGAGTCGGTTGCCGAACTGACGACGATCGAACAGATCGTCAACTGGGCGAATCAGACCTCGCAGTACGTCAACGCCGAAGTCGGCGAAGCCGGGGAAGCGATCCCGAAAGCGCAGACCGTCGAACTGACCGGCGGCGAAGACAAAAACTCGAAAGTCGAACAAGCGCAGGTCGAAGCCGCGCTCAAACTCTTCACCCGCGATCTCGGCCCCGGCCAGATCGCCGCGCCGGGGTTCCAGACCGAAGCGATGCACAAAGCGATCCTCGCCCATTGCAACGAAAACAATCGTCGGGCGCTGCTCGATCTCGCGTCCGATGCGAGCGGCGAATTGACGACGCGAGGGGTTGCCCTCCGATCCGTCACCGGTGCCCGCTACGGCGCTCTCCTGGCGGCTCACGCGGTGATACCGGGGCTGACCAAAGGCACGACCCGGACGGTCCCCTGGTCGGCGATCCAGATGGGCCTGATCGCTCGCTCGGAGGGCGAAGGGCACTCGCCGGGCGAGGCCGCCGCCGGTAAGCGCGGGGCCTGTCGCTACGCGACCAACCTCTCGGTCCAGTACACCGACGCCGAACGCGAAACGCTCAACAACTCCGGCGTCACCGTGGCGATCCTCAAGCGCGGGATACCGATGACCTACGGCAACCGGACCCTCGTCAACCCGACGACCGATGGCGACTGGGCGAGCTTCGCCGCGAGCCGGGTCGTGATGGCCGTCGCGGCCGCCGCCGACCTCGTGATGGAGGACTACGACTTCGCCCAGATCGACGGCCACGGCTACATCTTCAAGGACCTCGAAGCCGACCTCTCGGGCCGGGCCTGCCTGCCGTTCTACATGGCGAACGCCCTCTACGGCCAGACCCCCGACGAAGCCTTCAACGTCAATACCGGCCCTGACGTGAACACGCCGGAAAGCATCGCCCGCGAAGAAATCAAGGCCCAGATCGCCATCCGAACTTCGCGCACCGGCGAAGTCCTCACCGTCGAAATCGTCAAGGTCCCGACAACGGAAGCGATCGCGCAATGAGCCGCACCGATCAAGAGAGAGTCACCGTCACGATCGAAGGGAACGGCGAAACGCTGGCGCTCGGCGTCTTCGACATGTTCGAGGGCGGCGCGGCGAAAGCCGAGTCAACGAAGCACCGCCCCGGCGGGATGGGTCCCGAGGAATCGCTCGGCGGCCCGGTGTCCCGCGACGACTTCACCCTGCAACGCCTCTACAAGCTAGAGCGAGATCACCCCTACGCGAAGAAACTCGACCGCATGGTCGGGATCGGAACCGTGACCGCGAAGCGCGTGATGCTGAAAACCGATCGGTCGCCGACCGGCGATCCGCTCACTTTCACCGGCACGCTGACCGGCTTCGTCCATCCCGATCACGACTCGAACTCTTCGGATAAGAAGATGGTCGCGCTCGAAGTCTCGGCCGACGAGCCGATCACGTAGGCACGCTCGGCCTCGATCACGAACGGAAGGGAGTCACTATGAACCCGGATACGGGGGCAGACCTGCACGAGGACCCGACGCTCGAAGAGGTCCCCGAGGACCCGACGCTTGAACACCCGACCGACGAGTCACCGGTCGAGCCAGCGTCGGTCTTCGACGAGCTACGCGAGGCCTACCAAGAGGCGACCGAGGAACGCCGGATCACGATCGCCATCGCCCCCGGCCGGTTCTCGGGCAACCTCGCCGCCCGCTACAAGCCGGGGCCGTGGGCCGACTACCGCAAGCGGGCCGAGCGGGCGTTCCGCCGGGGCGGCAACGAAGAGGCCGAGTTGCAGTTCGCGGCGGCGACGATCGTGCAATGTTGCGAGACGATCCTCTACCGCCCGAGCGACTCGTCCGAGCTTATGCCGATGGCCGAGACGAATCCGGCCTGGCGCGGCGGTGAGCCGGTCCGCTACGACGACCGGCTGGCGCAGGCGGTCGGCCTCGACCCGATCCCCGGCACCGCCCAGTCGATATGCCGTCTCGTCTTCAAGAACCCGGCGGCGCTCAACGATCACTTCGTCACCCTCGACGGCTGGCTGAAAGAGGCCATCGCGTCCGACGACGAGGAAGAGGGTGCGGTCCCTCCTACCTAGCCGCCCTGCGCGAGGACGGGCAGCTACGGCCGCTCGCCGTCCTTGCCCTGGCCGGACTCGGCCCGGCGTTCCTCGACACCCGCTGGCCGGACGAGGTCGGGATCATGCTCGCGCTGGCGGCCGAGATCGACGAGATCACCGACGACCGACTGCGGCGGCTGGCGATCTACATCGCCAACGAGGTAGCGAGCCGGATCAAATAAGGGGGCCTCGTGGCTGACGAGATCGTCTCGATCCGCATCCGGCTATCCGGCGGGAAAGAGGCGGCCGCCGAAGCGAAACTCGTCTCGACCGAGATCAAAGGGGTCGGCACCGCCAGCGTCGAGGCGAGCGCCGCGTCGCGGGCGGCGGGCGGCCGGATGGCCGGGATCACGTCGAAACTCCGGGGGGCCTGGTCGGGGATCAAACGGATCGCCAAAGTCGCGGCAGTCGGCCTCGCCGGGGGTGCGATCGCGGTCGGCATCTGGGGCAAACACGCGATCTCGAACACCGCCGACCTGGCGAAGGCGACGATCGGCCTGCGGGAAAACCTCGGCCTCGGGGTCGAACAGGGATCGGCGCTGCTCTCGCTGGCGAAAGTGCGCGGGGCCGACGCGACGAAGTTCGGGATGGCGATGAACACGATCGCCAAACAAGCGAAAGCGGCGGCGACCGGATCGACGACTGCCGAGGGTGCGTTCCGCAAGCTCGGGATCAGTCAGAAAGAGGTCGAAGTCGGGTCGCATCACTTCGGGCAGTTGCTCGGCGACATATCCGAAGGGTTCGAGAACACCGCCAAAGGCACGACCCGGCAGGCCCTCGCGTCAAAACTGTTCGGCAAAGGCTACGCGCAGGTCTTCCCGCTCTTCCGCGAAGGGCGGCAAGCGCTGCACGAAAACATCGCCGAAGCCAAATCGTTCGGTGCCGTCCTGACCGCGACCGGGGCGAAAAACATGGGCGACTTCGTCACCGCCCAGCGCCGAATGGAACTGGCGATGATCGGGTTCCAGATCGTCTTCTCGGAAAAGGTCGTGCCCTGGCTGCTGAAAGGGATCAATATCGTCGGCCGCTGGATCAGGGAATGGCGCAAAGGCAAAGGCCCGATTCACGACGTGTTTCAGGCCCTCAAGCCGCTCGCCGAGGCGATCAAGAACGTCGTCGTCTGGCTCGTCAAACACCCCGAAGTGATCGAGGCCGTCGTCGCGGCCTACGTCGCTTGGACGGTGGCGACGACCGCGCTCACCGTGGCGACTACGGCGCTGGCGATCGCGGCCTCACCGGTGACCCTGATCATGCTCGCGGTGATCGCCCTCGGGGTCGCGTTCTTCATCGCCTACAAAAAGATCAAGTGGTTCCGCAACGGGGTCGATGCGATCTTCTCGTTCGTCAAGAAGAACTGGCAGGTCTTGATCATCCCGATCTCGCCGATCCTCGTCGTCTGGATCACGATCTACAAAGTGATCAAGGCCAACGTCGGCCGGATCAAGGGCGTCGTCTTCGCAATGAAGGATGCGATCGTCGGGGCCTTCAACGCCGTCGTCGGGTTCTTCAAGGGCCTGCCGGGCAAGATCGCCGGGGCGCTCGCCGGAGTCGGTAAGAAAATCGCCGCGCCGTTCATCTGGGCATGGGAAAAGGTGAAGGCGGTCATCGACAAGATCAACGAAGTCAAGGACAAGCTCACCGGCGGCGTCGTCGGCAAGGTCCTCGGCGCGGCGGGCGACGTGGCGGGGTTCGCGGGCAGCCTGATCCCCGGCGGGCAACACGGTATTCGGAGCTTTCCCGGTGGCCTGGCGGTCGTCGGCGAGGCCGGACCCGAGCTTGTTTCCCTACCCCGAGGAACCGACGTGATCCCCAACCGCGAGTCGAAGCGGGTCGTCTTCGGCGGTGAACAGTTCCGGCGGCCGCGCCGTGAGATCAGGCAGCCGGTGCAGTTGAACCTCGACGGCCGGGTCCTGACCGAGACGGTGATCGCTATCCAAGACGACGCGGACGCGAGGCAATGAAACCCGAGGTCCGACTCTTCTCGCGGGGCAAGTTCGATTTCACCGTTCCCCTCGGTGCCGGTCCGGCGGTCCTCTCGGGCGGCTCGCCGAACTGGGAAGAAGTCGCCCGCTCGAACCGGGTAGCGATGACCGACTACCGGGGCCAGACCTTGATCCGGGTTGACGTGCCGGTCCTGCTCGACGGCTGGCCGCACGACTCGGTCGAGGACGAGGTCGAACAGATACTCAAGCTCTGCCGGGGCCGCGAGGGCCAGCGGCCGCCCGACTTCACGGCCTCGGGGCCGATCCCCTACTCGGGGACGCGGTTCGTGATGGAACTGCCGGAGTGGGGCGACGGCCTTCGCTCGGCACCGTTCCGGGGCCGGGGCGGCGAACTCGTCCGCCAAGAACTGACCCTCAAGCTCTTGCAGTTCATCGACCCCGACACGGTTCGGTTCCGGCGGATAAATCGGATGGGGGTCGGCAAGGGGAAGCCGGTGCAGACGACGGTCCTGCACGACGGCGAAACGCTCCTGCGCGTCTCGACCCGCATGTACGGCAACCCGAATCGGGCCGGAGAGATTGCCAAGTTGAACGGGATCAACGACACCCGGCGCAAGCTGCAAGCGGGCCGCCGACTGAGCCTGCCGCGATGACGACGAAGCTGCAAAATCGCATCCGGGCCGACTCGAAAAAGAACCGGCTCTTTACCCGCTTGCAGGGGATCACGTCCGATCTCGACGATCTCTTCCTGCGGGGCGATTCGATGAAAGCGATCATCGGCGACGCCCTGATCGAAGGCACCCTCGAACGGACGATCGCCGGGGCCTCGACCCTCAACCTCTCGATCCTCGACCCGAACCGGCACCTGCTGCAATCGCCGCTGCTGCTCGAACGGCACCGGGTCACGCTCGACGGGATCAACTTCCTCTTCACGAAGGTCAGCCAGCAGTCGAGCGAAGCGCCGCTGACCCTCGTGTACGAGCCGGAAGTCGTCGCCTTGATCCGGGCCGTCAAGGGTCCGCGCAAGGCGTTCCGCGACAAGGTGACGCGGGCCGAGTTCGTCCTGCGGATCATTCGCGCCGCGCAGGGTCCGCCGATCCGGTTCGTCTGCCCGCAACTGGAAACGATCCAGCCGATCAAATCGGCCGTACAGGCCCACGAGACGCGCTCAGACGCGAACCTACGGCGTGGGAAGGGTCTAGACGGGGATTCACACCTGCCGGAGAAGGAAGGCGGCGAGGCGTCCCCCGCGCAACGCAAGCTCGGCGACCTCGCCCTTCGCATCGCCGAGTCGCACAAGGCCCCGACCCGCGTGATGGTGGCGCTGATGGAGGCCCTGCTCGTCGAGTCGAACCTCGGCGAGCTTTCCTCGAACATTCTGCAAGGCCTGCCCGGCACCCCGCTCGCGGGCCTCGATCACGTCGAGCAAATCGTCGGGTTCCTGACCGGCAAGAACTGGACGACCGAGAAGGGCGGGGCGCTCGGCAACTTCGCCCGCCACCCGAACGCGAAACCGTACGAAATCGCGCAGGACGTGCAGGCCTCGGGGGCGGGCCTCTCGTCCCACGGCCGCGCCAACTACGGGGCGGTCGAATCCGAAGCGCTCGAATGGGTCGAATCGTTCGGCGGCGGCGAAATCGAAGGCGGCGGCGAAGGCCCGACCCGGTTCCAGCGCTACGCCTTCGAGCAGAAAGCGAAAGAAGACGGCTGGGCCTGCGGCTCGCGGCTCGGGAAAGAGGTCAACTGGCGATTCTTCGAGTCGGCGGGCTGGGTCTATTTCATCGCCGAGTCGGACCTGCTCCGGTCGATGCGGCGGATGACGATCTCGGACTCGACGCCGGGGGTCCTCGACACGAGCTTCGACTACGACCTCGGCAAGGAAGTCCAGACCGTCACCGTCTCGGCGCTGGCGAAGTCGTGGGCCGCGCCGCCCGGCTCGCGGGCGTGGGTCAACAATCACGGCCCGGCGGACGGCAGCTACATCGTCTCGACGATTTCCGCGCCGCTGGCGAAACGCGACTCGGTCGTGACGATCACCCTCAAGCGGCCGACCGAACCGTTGCCCGAGCCTGCCCCGAAGGCGGTGAAATCCTCGACCGGCCGCCCGAAAGCGGGGGCCTCGAAGTTCGGTGCGGACGGCAACGCTCCGCGTCCGGTCGAGGCGATGATCTCGATGATCGAAGCCTTCGACAAGGCCAACAACCCCTACGACTGGGGCGGCGGCCACGGCTCGACGTTCGCCTCGCCGAGTACGCCCTGCGACTGCTCCGGCTTCGTCTCGTCGGTACTGCACGCGGGCGGCTACCTCTCGACCCCGGAGGCCTCACCGGCGCTTATGAGCTTCGGCGACTCGGGACCCGGCGAGTGGGTCACGATCTACTCGAACGTCGAACACGTCTTCGGCGTGATCCGCACCGCCTCGGGCTGGCGCACGTTCCAAGCCGGGGGCAGTCAAGGCTCGAACCCCGGCGGTGGCGGCTGGTCCTCGGGGCGCTCGCACTCCGGCTTCGTCACTCGACACCCCCACGGCCTATGACCGAGCTTGCCCGATCGCCGGTCGCCCCGACCTCGCCGACCCGCGAGGCCCGCCACGGCTTCGTCTCGAAGGCCCCGGCCGCGCTCGGCCAACCGTTCCAAGTCGTCGTCCCCGAGTTCGACGATCAGCAGGACTCGGCCCGGCCTGCCGAAATGCACGCCTACGAGATTCGCCGCTGGCAGTCGCGGGCGACGACGATCCCGGCGGTCGGTGACGAGGTCCTCGTCGTCGTCGATGACCAACAAGAGCCGTGGGTCGCGGCGTGGTGGCCCGCCGGGGGTGACACCCCGATCAAAGGCGGCGAAGGCACCGGCGACAAGACCTACCTGCACGAACAGGGCGTCGCGGCGAAAGCCTGGACGGTGAAACACAATCTCGGCAAGACCCCCTGCGTGATCGCCTTCGACGGCCTCGGGCGGCAGATCGAGCCGCAGGTCGAAGTCCTCAACTCGAACGAACTCAAACTGCTCTTCAACGCCGAATCGTCGGGGAAAGCGGTGATGAACTAAATGGCCGAACGCAAAATCCTTACCCACCTTGACTTCGGCAAGTCGTCGGAGTTGCAGAACGCCCTCGTCCACAAGCTCGCCTCGGCCCCCGGCTCGCCGGTCGCCGGGCAGTTGTACTACGACACGACCGCGAACCGTCTCTACTTCTACAACGGGACGGCATGGGTCCCGACCGACTCGTCGCAGATCATCGCCGGGAACGCCCTGACCCGTACCGGGGACACCCTCGACGTTGCGCCGGGGACGGGCCTAGAGGTCGTCTCGGACCTGATCAGGATCGCGGCGGCGGCGGCCGGTGAAGGGTTGGGCGGCGGCGGGGCCGAAGCCTTGAAGGTGAACGTCGATGGCACCTTCCTCAAAATCGTCGGCGACGTACTGACCCCGCAGACCGAAGGCACCGGGACGAAGCTCGCCACGACCGGCTACGCCGACGCCGTCGCTCAAGGGCTGGACGTGAAGAACTCGGTCAGGTTCGCCACGGCGGCGGCCCTCTCACCGACTAGCACCGTCAGCGGAAAAGAACTCGTCGGCGAAGCGGTCGGCGAACTGAAAATCGACGGGCAGGCCCTCACCGTGGGCGATCGCGTCCTCGTCAAGAACGAGCCGCTCGGGATCAAAAACGGCATCTACGAAGTTCTCTCGAAAGGCGGCGGGGCGGAAAAATACAAACTGAAACGGACTGCCGACGCTGACGCCGAATCCGCACCCTTCGACCTCTCGGGCGGATCGTTCACCTTCGTCGAGGCGGGCGGTACCAACGCCGACACCGGCTGGGTCATTTCCGAACCGACCGGCCCCGTCACGGTCGGCGTCACGGCGAACACTTGGACTCAGTTCACCGGCGCGGCGGGACTCACCGCTGGGGGCGGGATCGGCCTCGCCGGTAGCACCCTCTTCGTCGAAGCGGGGACCGGGCTGACGCAGGAAGGCGACGGCCTCAGCGTCAATACGGCGGTCATTGCGACCAAAGCCTTCGTCGAAGAACGGACCGGGAAGTTCACCCAGAACATCGGTAACGGCTCGCTGACCGCGATCGAAGTCACCCACAACCTCGGGACCCGCGACGTGATCGTCGAGGTCTATCGCAACTCGACGCCGTGGGACACCGTCGAGCCGACCGTCGAGCGGACGAGTGTGAACGCGGTCACGCTCCGGTTCAACGTCGCGCCGACGACCGAACAGTACCGAGTGATCGTCAGGTCCTAGATGGCCGAGCAACTCGGCAAGTTCGTCGCACCGAAGTCCTCGGGGAAACCCGCCTCGCCGGTCGCGGGCCAGCTTCACTACGACACCGCGACGAACACCCTCTACTTCTGGAACGGGACCGAATGGGTCAGCGCCAAAGGGGGCGGCGAACCGACGATCGGCGGGGCGTTCACTCAGACGATCGGCGACGGCACGACGACGACGTTCACGATCGAACACAAACTCGGGACCCGAGCGGTCTTCGTCGGCGTCCGGCAGGCCGCCTCGCCGTATCAGCAGGTATGGGGCGGCTTCGATCACGAAGCGATCTCGACTAGTCAGATCAAACTCACCTTCGACGAAGCGCCGACGACGAATCAGTACACCGTCGTCGTCATGTCCGGGGCCGGACCCGAAGGCCCGAAAGGTCCGGCAGGTGAAGTCTCGAAAGCCGAACTCGAATCGCTGGCGATCCTCAAAGCGCTGCTGACGACGAAGGGCGACCTGATCGCCGCGACCGCTGCATCGACACCGGCGCGGCTCGGGGTCGGTGGGAACTTCGCCCGGCTCGTCGCGGACTCCGGCTCGGCGTCGGGGGTGAAATGGGGCGGCAAGGACTACGGCGTCGTCGAAGCGCTACCGACCTCCCCGGCCCCGGCGATCGGTGACCGTTGCACCTACAAAGCGGCGGCGGGGGTGTACTGGGACCTCGTCTATACCGGCGAAGAAACGTATCCGTGGGCGAAGATCGGCGGCCCGGCCCTTTTGCAGCAGTCCAACGTCGAACGGACGACCGCGAGCGAAGCCTACGTCTCGCCGACCGAACCGCTGAAAATCACCCTGCCGCTCAAAGGTGACTATGACATTCGGATCGAGGCATCGGTCGGGTCCGGTGCGACGCAGGCGAATCAGGCGGTCGGGCGGATTTCCTACACGATGGGGGCGACCGCCGCGAATAACGAATGGGCGGCGGTGATGATCTTCGACGAAGCCGGAACGTCCCCGATTCGCGTTTCCGCGAATGTCTCTTGCATGATGCGGCAGACCGGGCGGGCGGCGAGCGAGCTAATCGAAGAGAAGATCAGGTCCGAATCGAACGCGATCACGATGGCGTTCATCCGGCGTCGCCTGATCGTCGATCCGGTGAGGGTCGGCTAGGGGGTGAGCGCCGACCGTAGGCTGACCTCGTGGCCCTGACGACGCCCAAACTTCGTGTCCCGATCGAGTTCGGCACGTTCGGCCTGCGGGCCGTCGAGCAGGACTCCGACGACGAGATCGCGGCCTGCGTGTACGCGCTGATCGCTACCGAACGCGGCAGCCGAATCGAGGAACCCGACTACGGCGTCGAGGACCCGACTTTCGAGGCCCTGCCGCTCGACCTCGACGAATGGCTCGCCCAGATCGACCAGTTCGAGCCGCGAGCCGAAGTCGTGACGGCGCAGGACCTTGAAGCCGAACTGATCAAGATCGGGGTGATCGAAACACCGTGAGCTTCGTCGAGCTACCGATCGAGATCAACGCCGAGGCCCTGATCGAAGAAACCTTCGACGACATGGTCGCCCAGTTTCCCGGCTGGGAACCGAGGGCGGGCAACCCCGAGACGTGGCTGATCCGGGCGATCGCCGTCCGGCTGATCGTGCCGCTGGCCGAACTCGCGGCGGAAATGGGCGAGGAAGCCTTCGCCCGCTTCGGCGAACTGATCGTCAACGTCCCCCCGCATCCGGCGCTCGCCGCGACCGTCAAATCGAAATGGAAAGTGCAGGACACGGCGGGCTATACGATCCCCGCCGGGACGCAGGTTGACGTAGCGGTCAGCGGCGATGAATCGCTCGGCTTCGTCGTCGTCAGCGCCGCGCCGGTCGCCGAAGGTTCGAGCGAAGCGAAAGAAGTCCTGCTCGAAGCGATCGAAGAGGGCGAAGAGGCGAACGGCATCCCCGGCCCGGCCTCGCTCGTCGATGCGATCTCCTACGTGACCTCGGTCGAACTCGAAGGCACCCCGTCCGGCGGCTCGACCGCCGAGGAACCGGCCGACTACCTCGACCGTCTGGCCGACACGATGCGGACCCTGGCACCGCGTCCAGTCACCGCCGAAGACGTGGCGATCCTCGTCCGCAATATCGCCGGGGTCCAGCGGGTCGGGGTCCTCGACAACTACAACGGCGAAACCGAAACCGGCAGCCTCGAAAAGACCCTCTCGGTGTACCCGCTCGACTCGTCCGGGCAGCCGGTGACGGCCAAAGTCGCGGAAGAAATCCTGGCCGTTCTCAAAGCCCGCCGCGAGGTCAACTTCAACTTCTACGTCATCACGAATAAGGCGAAATACAAGTACAACAAAATCGACGTAACGGCCGAACTCGTACCCAACGCTGGCTTCGACAAAGCGACGGTGGCGGCGGCGGTGAAAGCGGCGGTCGAAGCGTTCCTCTCACCGGCGAACTGGGGGCAGTCACCGCCCGGCGATGACACTAGCTGGGACATTGCCAGCTTCACGAAACTCCGCTACCAAGACCTCGTGACGGCGGTCAACAACGTGCAGGGTGTCAACTACGCCTCGAAACTCGAAATGCGGAAATCGGGCGGCAGCTTCGGGACGGCGGACATAACCCTCGAAGGCCCGGCCCCGCTGGTCGAACCGGGGACGATGACGATCACGGCACCGTAGGCCGATGCTGAAACCCGAAGCCAGCGAGGCGGCGCTCGAACTCTACGAGGCACTCGAACCGGCGTTCACCCAGTACGACGACGACAACGAATGGGCGGCGCTCCGGTTCTGCGAGGCCCTCGTCGCCGCCGACCTCGACCTGATCCACGAACTCGTCACGACCGAGGACGAAGACGGGGTGCCCTGGCAGGTCCTCTTCGACCCGCTCAACTGCCCGGCCGTCTGCCTGCCCTACCTGGCCCAGTACGTCGGCGCTCGGTTCACGCCGGGGATGACCGTCGAACAGCAGCGGGCGGCGATAGCGGCCCCCGAGGCGTTCCTACGGGGCACCGTGGGGGCGATCGAAGCCCTCGTCAAGCGCTACCTGACCGGGACTCAGACGGTGATCATCACCGAACGCTACGGCGGGTTCCCCTGGCGACTGCGGATCGAAACGATCAGCGGCGAGACGCCGGATCAGGCGGCGATCGAAGACGCCCTGCGACGCGAACAAAAGCCGATCGGGATCGTCTTGTTCTTCAACAAACGGTCGGTCTGGACCTGGCTCGAAGTCCGCACGTCCTCGACGCCGTCATCGCCGACCTGGCTCAAAGCGCGGGAAAACTTCACGACTTGGAAAGAACTGCGGATACACGAACCCTAAGCGGCGATCGGCTCGGGTTCGGCGACCGGCGGCAGGGTCGTCGGGATGCGGAACTCGCCGGTCAGTCGGGGGGCGGCGAGGAAGGCGAGACGCTCGCGGTCGATCGGGGTCAGCGGCCGGTCTTCGTAGGCCGCCCGGAACGCCGGTTCAAGCTCGTCGAGTAGCGCTCGCTGCTCAAGCAGGTCGCGGGTCAAGGCGTCGTTGACCGAGAGGCCGTTGCGGTTCGGCGGCTGCAACCGCTCGCGGGCCGATCGCCATGCCTCGTCGAAGGGCCAGCCGCGCCGCTTGCCGCCCTGCAAGGTCAGCCGGACGACTTCGTCGGCGACCCTACGGCCGCCCGGCTCAGACTCGTCGAGACGGGCGAGTAGGCGGTCGAGGCCCTCGCTGGCGAACACGGCCCGATTCTGCCCGGCGGGGGTTCCGCCCGGCAATACCCTCGGTCACGTATGCGCCGCTCGGAGCGGGGACAATCGAGGTTCTAGGCCTGATCATTTCGGCCGTCGCCCTGCTCGGGGTCGGCGTCTCGCTGATCGGGTTCTTGCAGAAAGTGCCCGAGGGCGAACGGCTGGCGGTGATCGCCCTGATCGCCGTGGGGGGCCTGCTGCTGATCGTCCTCGCCCTCGACGCCTCTCGGGTCGCATCCGGCGGCGAAGCCCGCGACGAACTCTGCGACGGCGTCAACCGCAACCGTGAGGCGATCGCGGCGCTGGCGGTCGGCAACAAAGCGACGATCCAGCGGGTCGAGGAATTGATCGACGGTCCGGTCTGCTAGGGGGGGTTGCCGCTCGGCGTAGGTTCGAGCCGTGGGCAAACTGCGCCATCTTCTCGACCGCCTCAACGCCCGGATCGGCCGGACCGAGGCCGCGACCCGCAAAGCGGTGAAGCGCTACAAGAAGTTCCACGAGCGGACCGTCCGCAATCACGAGGAACAGATCGAACACGAGAAAAAGGCCGACGCCGCTCGCAAACACGACGAACCGTTCAAGGCCGGTCGCCACGACAACAAGGCCGCCCGTTGCCAGCATCGCGCCGACCGCTCGCACGACAAGGCGATCTACTGGCGGGGCCGGATCAAGAAACTCAAGGCCGACCAACATCGGCTCTCGGTCCGCAAGGACGAGGTCGAACACGAGTTGCAGAAATGGCTCCGAGAACACGGCCCGACGATTCAGGGCAACAAGGTCGTCGGCGGGACGCCCGAGCAGCGCTGGCGGGCGGCCGCCCTGGCCTCGGTCGCCAACTGCTCGAACGGACACCGGCGCAACTTCTACTCGCAGTACGGATCGTGGGACGTATTCCACGAGATCGAGCCGGGGCCGAGCTACGGCGAGCGCTCCGACTGCTCTTCCTACGTCACCGGCCTCGCCTACTCGGCCGACCTGCCGGACCCCAACGGCGAAGACTTCCGGGCCGGGTTCACCGGCACCCTCAAGACGGCGGCCGGACCCTGGAAACGAGTCTCGGTCGAGCATATGAAGAAGGTCGGCTGGGGCTACGTCGTGTACGGCGGCGGCGTCGGCCATCACACCGAGGCCTATATCGGCCCCGGCGATCGCACCGCCGGACACGGCTCGCCGCCGGTTGACTTCGGGGTGATCAACCTCTTCGGTGACGGCGACTACACCTGCTACATCTACGACGGATGACGCGGGGCGAGTTCGCTAAACGAGTCCTCGAAGGGATCGGAGCGCCGCTGACGACCCATACTCGCCGGGCGATGCAGGCCTGGCTTCAAGCCGAGGGCGGCTCGGCCGACTTCAACCCGCTCAATACGACGCTGCATATGCCGAACTCGCGGACCCTGCCCGGCAATATCGCCGGGGTGCAGGAGTACCGCTCGATCGACGACGGCGTCACCGCGACGATCCGCACCCTCAAGGAAAACGCTCACGGCTACCCGAAGATCAGACGGCGGCTTCGTCTCAACGCTCCGGCGTGGGCGACTCTCGACGCGATCATCGAATCCGACTGGGGCACCGGCCACGAGGACGCGCCGGGCCGCGACACCGTTCTTGAGCAGGTCCTCGACGATATTCAGCACGACCGGCGACCGAACACCCTCGGCGAACTAGAGGCTCGCCGCGTCGCCAGCTAGGAGAGACAAGATGGGCATCCTCGACGAAGTACCGATGGCGACCCTGACGACGATCGCCGGGATCATCTGCATCGTCGTCTCGCTGATCACCGGGGCGCTGACGATCGACCAAGCGCTCGTCGCACTCGGCGCGGTGGCCGGTGGGTCCGGCGTCCTCGGCGTTGCCCGCAACGGGGCCGGACGGGGTCTTCACAAGCCGAAAAGCTGACAGTACGTTTTCGGGGAATTGTTAAGAACGAACTCCCCGCAAAACACACACTTCACTTTTCGTAGTTCGTGCCTGACGGGTTGCCGATCGGCAAGTCCGGTTTGACCCGTTCGATAGAATGTGTGTGTAAGTGTGAAGTGTGAAGTGATTGATCCAACGGAAGGTGAAACAGTATGAAACGCAGGAAGCAGCAGCGCTATCGCGGCGTCCGTGTAGAACAGCGCGGGTACAGACTCGCCCGCGTCCTCGACCGTGACCTCGACGAAGAGGTCGGGGTGTACTACCGACTCGGCCGGTGGAGGTTCTACCGCGACGACGAACCCGTCCGCGACCCAGACCTGACGGCCTGCGCTCGGCGTCTGCTCGGAGCGCAACAGCGGAGTCGGAGGGCGGCCGCGTGACCGGCCGGTTCTACCCCCACTACCTAGAGGCGATGAACTACTGGGTCGTCTGCGACCGCCAGCGGCGACCCGGCCAGACTTTCGATCGGTGCGTCCAGTACGGGTACCGGTCGAAGGCGGGGGCGGCGAAGGCCGCCGCCCGACTCGAACGAAAGGTGACTGACCATGTATAAGCAACCGACCGCGTTCCTGATCGACCTCGACTCACACGGCATCTACGACGCGAAGATGCTCGACGAGTGCGAGTTCGACACGAGCGGAGTCCTGACCCATACGCCCGAGGAAATCGTCGGGATGATCAAGGCCCGAGGCCTCGGCGGGCACCTGCAAGCCGACCCGGCCGAGCGGCTCTTCAACGGCTGGCAGGCCGCCGAAGCGCTGGCCCGGCGGTTCGCCCCCGACGACGACCGCTGGCGGCACTATCAGGGGCGAGGCTCGATCTTCCGGGCCTGCTTCGCCGCGCTAGAGTCGGCCGGGCAGTAGCGGATCGCAAGGTAGGCGGCCGGGTTGCTCAACGGCAACTCGGTCGTCTATACTCTCGGCCGGTGATTGACCCACGAACTAGGAGGCAAAGCAGATGGCAGGTCTAAGCAACTACCCGCCCGGCGTTACGGGCAACGAGCCGGAGATCGTCGGCTACCCGTCGTGCGGCAACTGCGGCCACGAAGCCGATCAGCACTACCAAGACGACGAGGCGATGCCCGGCCCCGGCGTCACCCTGCACGAGTCCGAATGCCACGAAGAGGGCTGCACCTGCGTCGAGTACGACCAGTACGGCGACGAAGTCGGCTGGGGCACCGAGCAGGACGAGGATCACTACGCCGGGAGGATGGGCCGATGACCGACCGGCAACTCTTCCGGGTCCGACTCCGACACGCCGCGCTCAAACTGAGCTACGACGAAATCCTCGCGCTCGACGCGAGCGAAGCGATCGTCATCGCTCGGGCCTCGGCGGAACGGGTCAGCGCGATCCCCGGCGAGAACTGGGAGGTCGTCGAGGCCGAGGCCCAGACCGTCCCCGAGGCGGTGACATGGTGAGGGGCAAGTTCGTCATCTACAACGACGAGTCCGGCAGCGGCGAACCCTGGCGCTGGCGACTCAAGGCTCGCAACGGCGCGATCATCGCCTCGGGCGAGTCTCACCGCGACGTGACCGACACCCGGCGGGCGATCCGCGAGGTCTGCGAAGTGATCGGCGAGATCAACCCACAGATCGAAGTGATCGAGGCCGAGCATACGGGCGGCAAGGTCCCGCGCCGTCACGTCCCGATCGAGGGCGAAGACGGATGACCCCGGTGATGACGATCGTCCTTGAGCCGGACCGGGCCTTCACCGACGAGGTCGAGGGCAAGGACCTGATCCATCTGGGGGCCGACGCCCCGCCGATCAAGGTCGCCCTCGTCGAGGGCGGGATGCAGTCGGGCAAGGCCTCGATAGCGATCGGCCTCGACCTCGGGACGGTCGGCGGCTCGCCCCGCTACGTGATCGCCGAGACGAGCCTCGACCTCTTCCTCGCGGCGGCGCGGGCCTTCGCGGCCCGGACCGGGACCGACCTCGGGGCCGGGCCTTGAGGACGGCGGAACTCTTCGCCCTCGGGTTCCTCTTCGGAGTCGCCCCCGGCATCCTGATCGGCTCGCTCGTGATCGGTGGCCGGTGTCCGTGACCCGGTTCCTGCTGCACGTCCTGCGGCCGGGGTTCCGGCGGTGACGCGGCGCTCGCGGGTCGTCTGGCTGACCGACCTCTACGCCTCGTTCTACGCCGCTGGGATCGAACGGGCGCAACATGTCGGGCGGCGCGGCTCGGCCTGCTGGCTGGGCCGCTACGACCCGCTCCGGCGGCCCTGCGAGGGGCGGCTCGAAATCTGTCACGCGGTCAACGAGCAGCGGGTCCGCAACGCCCTCTATGCCCTGCTGCCGGACCGTGACGACGAGCTACTCGACCTCGCGGCGTGGGACCCCCGGCTGGCGATCCCCGGATGCGAGGGCCATCACCGACGATTTGACCGGCACCTGACGCCCTCGCTGGTCATCCCCCGCCACCTGGCCCCGGCCTCGGCGGTCGAGTGGGCCGGGGACTGGGGCTTAGAGTCCCAGCTAGACGATCGGTTCCCGAGCGAGGCAGGGGGTGACGACCGGCAACGAAAAGGTAGTCTGCTGCACGTTGGTATCTGATCCGAAATATGGAGGCTAGAAAATGACGACGGACCTGATCCGCCGAACCCTGCAACCGCTGCTCGACGAGAAAGAGAAGATGGACGGCATCGTCTCCGACCTCGAAGAGGAACTCGCCGAGGCGAAGCAAGAGCGCAAAATCGTCGAGAAGCTGCTGATCGACGGCGGCCTGATCGAGCGGCCCGAGGCGAAGACGAACGGCTCGAAGCCGAGGACCGGGAAAGACCCCGGCTCGATCAGCGAGGAAATGCTCGACCGCGCACGCGAGGCGATCGAGACGACCCCGGCCCTGCGCGACGACGAGTTCCGCAACGCCGACTTGCGCGAGGCGATGGGGGTCGCCGAAGCGACCGCCAACAAAGCGATCGTCCGGCTACGTGAGACGGGCGAGGTCCGGCTCGTCGGCAAACGCGGGCAGGCGAACTACTACCGGGCCGTCGAGGCGTCCTGATGCCGTCGAACGTGACGCTCGAATCTATGAGCGACTTCGAGTTCCTGCACGCGATGAACGACGCCGGTGACGACGACGGCTGGGCGACCTCGGAAGAGATCGCCAAGCAGATCGGCCTCGACGTTGAGACGGCCGACGCCTTCGCAAATCAATGCGTCGGCTCGCGGTGCGCGTGGTCCTACCGCTACGGCCTCGTCGAAAAAGGCGTTTTCGAGGGGCAGTTGTACTGGCGGCTCAACCCGACCGGGACCGACCTCGTCCTCGGCCGGGCGCTGGCGAAAGGGGTGCAGCAGACCCTCGCCGACTTGAGCGAGTCCCAGCGGGTCCGCGTCACCGACCTCGTCGCCAAAGCCGCCCCTCGCGGCAGTCGGCAGGCCGCCCACCTGACCCGGCGGACGTTCAAGCGCGAGTTCACCGATGGCTGGCGCGACCCGGCCCTGTTCAAGAAACGTCGGAACGGCAAGGGCCGTTAGTGGTCTGGGTCCTGCTGGCGGCGTTGACCTTCGTCCTCGGTTACATAGTCTGGGCGGCATGGCGGGGCCGGTGATCCCAGACGACGAGCGTGACGGCGACTTCTACCGGCTGGCCTTCCGGGTCGGGGTGACGGCGATCGTCGTGACCCTCGTCGCCCTGGCGATCCTCTCGGTCTTCCTGACGATCGCGGCGATCATCGCGGTCGGGTAGCCGTCCGGCCGAGCCGATAGGCTCGCCCCGTTGGAGTTCTGATCCGCAACTGAATGGAGTCGATATGACCGAGCCACCGGCGGCCGAGGTCGCCACGATCCCGGCCGAGGCCGACGTAGCCCTGCCCCCCGGTGTCCAGCCGAGCCGGAACTACGTGCAGGCGATCGAGCTAGGCCACGTACTCGCCCGCTCCGGCTACTTCGAGGACGCCCGCGACCCGGCGCAGGCCGCCGTCCGCGTGATGGTCGGGATGGACCTCGGCCTCTCGCCGACCGCGAGCCTGCTCGGGATTCACGCCTTCAACGAAGGGGCGCGGACCGTCTTCGTGATCGAAGGCAAGCTGCTCGCGGCGCTGATCAAATCCCGCGACGGCTACGACTACCGGATCGACGAGCGGACCCCCGAGAAGGTGTCGATCACCTTCGTCCGCGACGGCGTCGATCTTGAGCCGGTGATCGACTGGACGATCGAGGACGCGAAACGGGCGGGCCTGACCGGCAAGGACAACTGGGTCAAGTTCCCCCGCGAGATGTTGACCTGGCGGGCGCTCGTCGAGGGAACCCGCATTCACTTCCCCGAGATTCTCGTCGGGCAGCCTCTCTACACCGAGGCCGAGTTCGAGCCGAGCGAACTCCGCGAAGCCGTCGCCGGTCCCAAACCCTCGCCGTTGACCGACGACGAGGCCGAGCAACTGCGCGAGCGGATCAGGGTCGTCTTCGAGGAACTCAACGGCCTCGACCCGGTGATCAAGCGCGGTAAACGGATGGCCCGGCCGCTGCTCGAAACCCGGATCAGGGAGGCCGAACACTCGCACGCGAACCTTCGCTCGGTCCTCGCGTCGATGACCGACCTGCTCCGGTCCGAGCGCCGGGTCGTCGAGCTTGAAGGTGAACTCGCCGAACGCCTCGACGAGGCCGATCTCAAATCGACGGTGGCGCGGGGTGAGCGGTTCACGTCGAACCGTGAGCGGATCGAGTTCTACTCCGGCATGATCGGCGACTTCGAGGCCGCCACCGGCGAGGACGAGGGGGGTGACGAGGATGCCGAGCCAGCCGAGTAACGGCGGCCGCGACGAGACGGTCTTCGAGATCGCCCTCGACTCGGTCAAGATCGCTATCGAGTCCTGCGCGTCGGCCTTCGAGGAACAGGCCGATCACGTCTTCACCGGACGGCAGGCGGGCTTCGCCCTGCGGCAGATGGCCGAGGCGATCGCGCAGGAACTAGAGGCCCGGATGGCCGAGCGCGAGGCCCAGCATGGCGGCGGCTAGGCTCCGGCTCCGGGTCGAAGTGCCGCCCCGAGGGCATCACCTGATCGTCACCTACCCGGCCGGGAAGCGCTGGGCCTTCGCAGGGGGTATCTGGCTACCCGACGACTGGGTCGCGGCCGCGAGGCGCGACGGCGTCGAGGTCGAGTTCGAGCGAGAGGACGAGCATGAAAGCGAATAGGGCGAAGGTGTACCGGGGCCTGATGGCGACGATTCACGAAGTCGAGGCGGCGGCGTTCGAGCGCGGGGCGCTGGCGGTGATCGAGACGGTCGAGGCGGCGATCTCAGACGGCGTGCCACCGCTCAACGCGATCGCCATCGTCAAGGGCCAGCTAGTCGAAGAGCGACTGCGAGAGGGGATCGAGACACGATGACCGAGACGACGACGATCGACTGGCGCGACCTGCCGCCGGTGGACGAGGCCGAACGGCCGCTGATCACGCCGGGATGGCAACCGAGCCAGACGTTCCTACGGACCCACGACCGATGCGACCGGGCGGCGATGCTCTACTTGAACTACGCCGCCGGGGCCGGGTCCCACGAGCTAAACCGGGGGGCGATCGTTCACGAGGTCATCGCCCGGCTGACCCGGCTCGCGGTCGAGCATGGCGAAGGGCGGCTCGACTCGCCCGAGATCGCAAAGGACGAGCTACTCGACTACCTGCGCGAACACCCGAACCTTCAACTGAGCGCCGCCGAGCGCGACGCCTGCCGCTACATGGTGAGCAACTGGGCGGTCGGCGAGTATTTCGACCCCGAGGCCGTGATCGCCATCGAGACGCCGATCTCGCTAGAGGTCGGGGGCTACGTGATCGAAGGCCATCCCGACCGGGCCGAGGACGTGGGCGGCGGCACGATCGAGATCACCGACTACAAAACCTCGTTCGCCCCGCCCGACGATTTCAAGACGCAGGCCTTCGACCCCGAGGGCCGCCCGTTCTTCGCCGGGAACTTTCAGACCCAGATATACGCCCTGCTCGTCGCCTTCGGGACCTTCCCCGATGGGATGACCCTCGGCGACGGCTTCGAGCGGTTCAAGCTCCGGCTCGCGTTCCCTCGGCACCTACGGGCCGGGTCGCTGCTCGACCGGGTCGCGGTGATCACCCGAGCGCAACTGCTCGACTTCAAGCTCGACCTCGAATCGCAACTGCAACGGCTGACCGACGTGAACCTCGGCGAAGGCAAGTGGCAACCGACGCCGGGATCGCATTGCCGCGAATGCCCGGCCGAGTTCGCCTGCCCGTTGCCGCGCATCCTGCGGCCCGAGGCCCAACATGCCCAGCTTGACTCGATCGAGGCCCTTGAGCGGGCGGCCGCGTCGGCGTGGTTCATGGGCGAGCGGGCGAAAGTCCTGAAACGCCGAGTCAAGAAAGCCGCCGAACGGCTGGCCGAGTCCGACCCCGAGGCCCTCGACCTCGGCGACGGCGAGAAGGGCGTGCGGATCGGCCGCGACCTCGCCTACGTCTTCGTCCCGACCCAGCGCGAGGAACTCGACAAGACCGGCCTCTTCGAGGCGATCGAGGCGGCCAAGCTCGGCGGCGACGAGGTCAACCCCGCCGACTTCTACAAGCGGACCGAGGGGGTCGGCTTCGAGAAAGTGAAGGTCGGCCCGAAGTGAAGTGCGACCGATGCAGCGAGCCGATCCTCTACCCGAAGACGGCCTGGCACCGGGTCCGGGGCTGGGATCAGGACCGCGAGCAGGGCGGCACGAACACGATCGCCCTGCGCCAGCGGACCGGCGTCGTCGTCTGCAATGGCTGCATGGAGGAACTGAAACTCGTCGAGCGGGGGGCGATCCCCCGCAAGCGCAAACCGATCGACCTCGGCGACCCCGAGACTCGGGCGGCGATCAGGGCCGTCACCGATGGCCTCTACCCCACGGAAGGGAGTCCTAGCAATGGCTGAAAAATCGACGAAGAAACCGACGATCTACCGGGTCCTGCGGCCGATCCCGCCGAGCGCCGAGGCCTTCGGCGAGGGCGATCAACGGATGACCTACGACGTGGTCGGCGACTTCGAGGCGGGCAACCCGAACGACGCCGTCGAGCAGGCCGCCGACACGATCCCCGGCGACACCCTGACCCTCGTCGCCGTCCCCGTCTCCTACTGGCAGATGCGATCGCTCAAGGCGAAGACGATGCGAATCTGGGAGGTCGCCCGCGAGGGTCCCGGCGCGGCCGAGCCGAGCGGCGAGAACCCGGCATCGTGAGGCTCTTGAAACTGCGGCTCGAAGGCCGCAACAACGACCTCGCGTTCGCCGAGGTCTTCGCCACCGAGAACGGCGGTGGAAAATGGACGAAAGCCGGGGTCCTGACCCTGCCCGCCGACTGGACCGAGCGCGGCGGGCCGCTGGTCGGTTTGGACGAGACGAGCGAAGGGGTAATCGTCGCCGTAGATGCGAATCCCCTGTAGCCGTCCGGTTTGCCGCCGGTCGGCGCGTCATCCTGGCGATGATGCAGACCGCCCTCTTAGAGACGCCGGACCCCGGCGAGATCACCTGCGGCCCGACCTGGCGGTTCGAGGTCCTCGGGCACCCCGAACCGCAGGGGTCGATGGTGCCGTTCATCGACCGCCGCGACGGCCGGGCGAAAGTGAAGGCCTCGAACGCGACCGCGCTCCGGCGCTGGCGCAAAGCCGTCGCCGATCAGGCCCGCGAGCAACTGCCGGACTGGCTGACCGAGCCGATCGACGGCCCCGTCTTCCTCGCCGTGATCTACGTCTTCGCCCGCCACGACTCCGAACTCAAGGTCGATGGCCGGACACCCCGTAAGGGGGCACCGCGCTATCCGATATTCCGGGCCGATGGCGACAAGCTCGACCGCGCAATTTGGGACGGGATCACCGGCGTCGCCGTGACGAATGACGCCCGCGTCGTCTCCTGGCTCGGGGTCAAGCGGTTCGGCCTGCCGGGCGAAGCCGAGCGGGCGATCGTCGAACTGACCGCCCTCTGAGCCAGTCCGGCCCGATCCGGTGCCGGTATAGGTGGAGGGCGAAACGCGGTCGGCTTGAGCAGCGATCGCGGGCGGCGAAAACAGGGCACGACGCCGGGTTGATCGCCGGGGTTTCCCCGAGCCGCCTCGCCCCCCGAGTTGCCGATCGGCAACCGTTTCTGCTACATTTCCCGTAGTGATTGATCCCACGAAGAAAGAGGCAGCTATGCAGCAGCAGACGCGCACCGACGTTCACCGGCCGAGCGAGTTCAACCCGGCCGACTACCGCTGGGTCGGCTACACCGACGACGGCGACTCCGCAGTTCCGCCCCTCTCGGACGGCCCGATGTTCCGCCGACTCGACGAGGGCGAGGCCCCGGTCCCGACCGACCGGGTCAACGAGATTCACCCCGGCGGTTGCGATATGTGCGGGCACCGTCCGCTTCGCCACCGCTACTTCTACCTGCACGAGGCGACCGGCGAGGTCATCGTCCTCGGCATCGACTGCGCCGAAAAGGCGACGTTCGAGACGCGGCAGGCGATGCTCGCCGCGAAGCGGGTCCGGGCCGAGCGCGAAGCCGAAGCGACCCGCCGGATCGTCGAGGAATACACCGCCGCGAACCCGAAGGTCGTCGCGTTCCTTGAGGGCGTGTACGAAGGCGAGATCAACGTCGGCCGGACCGCCGACTTCCTGCTCGACCTGCGGGCGAAGATGATCCGCTACGGCTACCTGACCGAGAAGCAGACGGCGGCCGTCGAGAAGATCATCGCCCGGCAGGCCGAGTTCGAGGCGAAGCGGGCCGAGGAAGACGCCGCTGCTTCACCGATCCCGGCCGAGGTCCTCAACGACCGCGCCGTGATCAAGGGCGAGGTCCTCTCGGTCAAGTGGCGCGACTCGCAGTTCGGCGGCAGCTACAAGATGGTCGTCCGCGACGAGCGCGGGTTCAAGGTCTGGGGCACCTGCCCCGACGCGATCCTCGACCCCGGCGTCAAGCTCCGCTACCCGGACGGCGGCGAAGCGATCGTCTCCACCGCCGACGCGGCCTACCGGGCCGAGGACGTTCAACTCGTCGAGGCCTACGAGGCGGTCGGCTCGATCGTCACGTTCGCGTGCCGGGTCGAGCGCTCCGACGACGACGAGGCGTTCGGGTTCTTCAAGCGGCCGACAAAATCGTCGGTCCTGACCCCGAAGGTGGCGGCCGAGTGAACGGTCGCCACTACGAAATCCAGATCGACCTACCGGCGGCGGCCTCGCTGACCGAGTACGTCGAAGGGGACGCGGGCGACGTGGCCGAAGCGGTCGCCCGCATCCTCGAAGCTCGGCGGGTCAGCCGGATCAAGGTCCGGCCGATCCCGACCTCGGTCTTCGTCCTCGGCACCGGCCGAGGCTGAATCTTCAACCCACCGATCACGACTGATCCAACAACGGAAGGAAGCAGCATGAACACGATCAAAGCAGTCCTGCTCGCGCTCGTCGTCACCGTGGCCCTGGCGGTCCCGGCGGCGGCGCTGGCGGGCCATCATCACCGGCACCCGCATCGCCACGGCAACGGCGGCGTCGGGGTCGGCGACAACAAGGCAGTCGGCGGCGCAAGCTCGTCGGCGGCGACCGCGACCGCGTCCGGCGGGAACGGCTACATGAAACGGATCGCCTCTCGGGCGTTGCACCGCTACGAGGGCGGTCATTGGAACTACGCCGACTACAAGAGCCTCGATTTCAAGAGGCGGATCGGCAGCCGGTATCGCTACGAGTATTTCTGGGCGACCGACTGCTGCTCGGGCTGGGGCTACGTGACGGTCTGGCCGTCGCCGTACGAATACGGCTACTACTACTGGTCGGTCACGCCGGGCCACTATCACGGTGGCCGGGGCGACTGAAATATCGACGGCTCGGGGCCTCGCCAACCGGCGGGGCCTCGGGTTGCCGATCGGCAACTGAATCTGCTACTCTTCTCGAAGTGATTGATCCCGACTCCCGAAAGGGGACCGAAATGACCGAGAAGCGCAAGCAGCAGATCGAAGAGCTAGAGAACGCGACCCGCGAGATCATGGACACCGAGGGCTTCGCCCGCTGGGTCCGTACCCGCAAGGCGTTCCACGACTACTCGATCAACAATCAAATCCTGATCGCGTTCCAGCCGCCGAAAGTCAACGGCGAGCGGACGGCCGAGTACGCGACGCAGGTCGCCGGGTACAAGACCTGGCAGAAAAAGCTCGACCGGCAGGTCGTCAAGGGTGCCGAAGGCATTGCGATCTTCGCCCCGATCAAGGTCAAGGACCGCGACGACGACGGCAAGGTCAAGCTCGACGAGCAGGGCAACGAGAAGTATCGGATTTTCTTCAAGATCGTCCGCGTCTTCGACGTTTCCCAGACCGAGGGCGAGGCCCTTCCCGAGGCCCCCGAGCAGGGGTCGATCGCCGGTGAGGATCACGAGGGCTGCAAGGCCGGACTGCTTCGCCTCGCCGACGAAATCGGGTTCGAGGTCCGGTTCGAGGACCTCTCCGAGCGGGCCTGCGGCGGCTACTGCGACCCGACTCGCAAGCTGATCGTCGTCGGCTCGGAGGTCAGCGCCGACGAGCAGGTCCGGGTCCTGACCCACGAGATCGCCCACGCGCTCGGAGTCGGCTACGCCGAGTTCGGCCGCGAGCGGGCCGAGGTCATCGTCGAGGCCGCTACGACGGTCGCGCTCGACGCCTTCGGCTTCGACACCGGCGCGGCGAGCCTGCCGTACATCGCCGGATGGGCGAAGGATGACAAGGGCCTCGAAACCCTCCGTCACGACCTCGGCAAAATCGACGAGCTTGCCGGGCGGCTTGAAGAGGCCGTCCGGCGGGCCTTCGCCGATCAGGCCGAAGCCGAAGCGGAGATCGAGGCAGAACGGGCCAGCGAAGCGGTCGCCTTCGGCGATGCGGCTCCGCTGGCGGCATAAGCAACGAGGAAGGGGTGATTGATCAATGAGCAGGACTGGAACGAACAAGATGCAGATCGTCGGCACCGACACGATCGCCGGGGTCGAGGTCGAAATCCTGGCGAACGCTCGCGGGGCGTGGGAAATCACGACCTCGCAAGAGGGCGGCCGCCGGGAACCGGAGCGGCTCGGCTACGCCGCCGAGGGCACCCTCGACGAGGCGAAGAGCCGGGCGCGTACCGTCCTGGCGAAGCGCAAGGTCAAGGTCGAGGTCCCGTTCAGGCTCCGCGACGGCAGCTACGGGGTCGCCACCGGCATACACGCCGGGACCGGCGCGGTCCTGGCCCGAGTGATCCGGCGCGGCCGCGAGCAGGCCGAGCAGATCGAGCGGCGGACCGACGCCTTCAAGCCGGAGACGCCGGACGAGGCCTTCGACAAGATGACCTCGCTGAAAGAGCAGCAGTCGGCCCTCTACTCGGAGCAGAAAGCGCTCGAAGACGAGTGGGCGATCGACCGCTACGGCCTCAAAGGGGCCGTCAGCGACGCGATCTCAGACGCGACCGAGCGGCAGGCCGCCGATGACGAGGCGGCCGAGCAGGTCCGGGCCGAGGTTGACCCGGCCCCGATCGGGACGGTCGAGGTCGATGCGGGGGGGCGGGCCTGATGGCTCGCCTCAACCGCGTCGCCTCGTTCCGGGGGACCTCGAAGACCGAGGACGGCAACCTCACCTGCGGCTCGTGCGGCGACAAGATCAAGCCGGGCGATCCCTACATCTGGTGGGCCAACAAACAGGGCCGCATGTCATTCCGGCGCAACCGCTGCACGAAGCCGGGGTGCGCTCCGAAGCCGTGGGAGTACCAGACGACCTCGCCCCATATTCAGGCGATGATGATGACCGAAGAAACGGTCCTGGCCGAACTCGACGCCGCCGAGTTCAAGGTCGAGACGGCGGACACCTTCGCCGACGAGATCACGGCGATCGTCCAGCAGGCCGCCGAGGGCGTCCGCGAGGCGGGCGAGGGCTACACCGAATCGGGCCAGAACATCGAAGAGGGGTTCGGCAACGCGACCTATCAGTCCGAAGAACTGGTCGAGAAAGGCGAAACGATCGAAGGGCAGGCCGACGATATTGAATCGTGGGAACCGTCCTACACCGACCCGCCGGAGCGTGACGAGTTCGAGGACGAGGACGACGAAGACGCCGCCATCGAGGCCTACGAGCAGGCCGTCGCCGACTGGTCCGAGCAGGTCCGCGACGAGGCGAGAGAGGCCGTCGTCGAGGCGTGTGAGCTACCGTGAGCGCCGAGGGGACGCCGGGGCAGGTCTGGGGCCGGAAGACCGAAGAACGGCTCGCACGCTGGGCGCTGGACGCGCTGCTGGGGCCTGGCGGGCCACCGGCCAAGCCGACGACCTACACGACCCGGATCAGATCGACGCTCGTCGCCGAAGGCCGGGCGATTCTCGACGATGCCGGGTTCGACTGGGCCGCGTTCCACGCCGAGCAGCGGCGGATCGACCGCGAGCATAAAGCCGAACGCCGCGAGCGGGCCGACCGCGCCGTCCGCGAGGCGAGAACCGAGCGCGGCGTATGAACGTCGGCGGCAAGCATCTATCGGTCCGAATGGTCGATGCCCTCGCCGACGCGCATCCTGACGGGATCGTCCGGGCCGAGTACAAGGCGACCCTCGTCGGCCTGCGGAACCGGGGCCTCGCCAGCCGCGTTACGCCCGATGGCGACGGCGGCTACTGCGCGGCGCTGACCCGCAAAGGCGAGGCGGCCTCGGTCGAGATCGTGCGGCGACGGATATGACCGGGCCGGTGATCGCCAAAATCGTCGGCTTCGCCAACGGCCAGCCGACCCCGTTCGACGGCGAGTACGTCGTCGAGTACCGGCCGGACGGCGACCTGCTCGTCGAGCGGCTCGGGCCGCACCGTATCCACCTGATCACGACGCCGTTCGAGGCCGAGGCGACCCGCTACTCGTTCGAGTCCTGGCATCGGACCTGGCGGCTCGTCTCGAAGACCCAGCCTCGGCGGCCGTGGGACGGCAAGCCGAACCGGCCGCTGACGGCGTTCAACGTCGAGATCACGTCGGCATGAACGAGGACCCGAAGACCCGGCGATTGATCGAGCAGCGCCGCCGCCGCTCGCAGGCCGCGACGAACATCGCAAGGCTTGAGCGCGAGGCCTTCGCCGAAGGGGCGCTGGCGGTCGTGACGCGGGTCGAGTCGATCGTCCTGTCATCCGACGAGGACGGCCTCGGCCGTGACCTGGCGAAGCTCGTCGGCAACGTGAGGGGCGAGTTCGAGTGATCCAGCGAAAGCGTCCGGCGGCCCTGCCGGAGATCATCCGGGCGGCGATGCCCGAGGCCCGCTGCTGGGAGTTGAAAATCGACGGTGAGACGTACCGGGCGATCGTCAACCGCGAGAACATCGCCGCCGAGCGCGACGTGCCCGACGAGCGCTGGCACGTCTCAGTCTCGAACGAGACGCACCTGCCGCCGTGGGCAGTCTTCGCCGAGGTCATTCACGAGCTACGTCCGGGCGTCCCGTTCTGCCTGCCGATCCCGCCGAAGTCGTGGTGGGTCAACGTCCACGAGTTCGTCTTGCACGCCCACGAGGTCAAGGACGAGAACCTCGTCTCGCAATGGCGGTTCGAGAGTCGAGGCGAACGCCCAACATGAACGGTCGGCAACGTGTTAGTTTGCGATCGGAAACCGAAGAGGGGGCCGGGCCGGACCGCCCTAACCCCCTCGCTGCACCCACGAACCCACGGAAGGAACGAGTGCCATGTCAGAGAATAGACCCCCCGACCGGATGCGTCCGGTCCTCGCATCGTTGAGCCAGCGGCCGAGCGTCGAGGCGATGACCGAGCGGGCGACCGAGTTCGAGACGCCGCTCGCGGCGAAGCTCGCCGGGATCGCCATCGACCCGGTCGCCACCGAGCGATTCGACCGCGAGCTTGACCGCTGCTGGGCCGAGACGACGGTCCCGAGGACGGCCCCGGAAATCGTCGTAGGCGGCGGCCTGCACGCGGCGATCTACTGCGCGGTTCGGGCCAAGATGGGATACCCGAAACCGCTCGTGATCGAGGCCACCGATCGGGTCGGGGGGGCGCTGGCGACGAGCCGCTCGGCGACCTTCTACTTGAACTCGCGCAACCGGCCGGGCGGCCTCGGGATACCGGGGCGGGCCGAGTCCTTGAACGTCCTGCCGGGGGCGGTCGTGCAACCGGCCGACTTGAGCGGCGACGAGTATCAGCCGAACTCGGCGCTCGCGTTCTCGATCCGGGCGACGCTGATGATGACGGCGAAGGTCCTCGTCGGCCGCCGGGTCACGGCCTGCGACTCGTCGAGCGTCACCCTCGACGGCGGCGACGTGATCAAGACGACCCGCGTGATCCGGGCGACGGGCCTCGGCGAGCCGATCGTCCCGGCGGCCTGCGACGGGGTGCGA